ATGCTATCTAGATACATGAAAGTTCCCGACTTAGGAGGGACCATTACTGAATTCACAATCGAGTTGACTCCGGCTAAGACTCGTAAATTGATTAAAGATTACATGAAGTCGAACATGAGCGTAAAGGTTAGTCCGGTTATTAAAAGTTGGAAGGAAGTGCTACTATGACTTGGAAAAACATATTGAAAAGCGATACAATAAACTACGACTACTTAGATAAAAAAGAAGTAGAGAATAGAGTCATGGAGATAGTGAAAGGCAGGGGCAAACTATCAACTATGTATTATGATAATGATGATGTTTTTAATGAGGATACGCCAAACAAGTCTTTAGCAGAATGGTTCTTAACAACGGGTAAAAGACCGAATAAAGTTCACCTTGCTATCTCAATAGAGTTGTCGAGTAAAAACAGATTTCCCATAGGAGGTGCTGAGATTTACAACTATCCTAATCTATTCAATTACACTGCTAGAGTCATGGAACTGAAAGGAACAGATAGAAGAGAAAAAGAGTTTGAAATTATTTTTAATAGGGAAGTGAAAGAATGACTTGGAAAGATATACTAAAACAAGACGGAATAGAGAAAGCACCGTTTGGTAGGTTTAGAAGAAACAAGACTTCTGCTGAACCTAAACTTACTGATAATCAAAAAATGAAGATTGAAAATGTAAAAAAACATATGGCAGAAATAATTAGTGCGTATAAAAAAGACCCCGAATTTCAAAAAAATGGGAAATTTGCCATTAAGGTAGTTCCTGAAAATTTTACAGGTAGGGGAAGAAAAGGAAGCGGTAATAGAGCGTTAATATGGGAAATGCAACAAGACCTATTTGGTGATGCTAATTTTGTGCAACAACATGGTATTCCTGTATTAGAACAATTTGGCTTCAAAGTTGAAAGAATGGGTGATATGATTCAAGCCTCAAAAGGCAACCCTAATGTTCAAGGAAAATTTGGGATATAGGGTGAATAATATGACTTGGGAAAACATACTAAAAGAAATGACTCTAGATGAAATAGAGGAAATCGTTGGAAAGACGGGAAGTTTAGACGAACTGATTAAAATGATTGAAAAGAAGTTCGCAGTGAAGACTAAGATGATTTACGATTCTTCCTCTCGTCCTATCATTGGCTTCGACCTACCTATCTATGTTTCATTAGAGATGCTTGGTAATAAGACAGAAGAATTTGAAATCATTAGTACGGGTGTGCAGAAATGAGAAGAAAGAGTTGTGCCTTTTGTCAACACAGTGATGTTGATTCTATGGAAGCCGACTTAGAATCTCTTACTATTACTCCCGATGAATTAGATGAAAAGATGAACTGGAGAAGCGGTACTTCTGCACAGCATCAAAGAAATCACATGGGAGAATATGTGCAAAGTAGTAATCCAAAGTGTGCCATTTGTGTAGACCCAATGAGGGCAGAATACGAAAGGCAATTGCATGAGGGTCTAATCACAGCCGAGGAGGTCAGCGTAGGCCTTGGAATTTCTAAGGCCCAAGTCCATCGACATGTTAAGCACCATTTACAGCCCGTTGTTCAAAAGTCTGCGGCGGCTATTATTGCCAAGAAAGATTTGAATGAGGTCGATATGCTATCAAATAACATTCAATTGCTCGATGATAAAATCACCGAGATAGCATCTAGAGATGATTTAGATGCTAAGGAATTAGACGCTCTAGTGAAGTTGGCTAGAGAAGTTCGTGAGTCTTTAAAATACATGATGGAGTTCAAAGGCAAACTTGTCCACAAGCGACAAGATACAATTATTGTCGCACAGATGCAAGTTGTTCAAGAAGTGTTAGCACAGAACAATCCGGAAATTTGGCTTGACATTAAGAAAAAGATGCAGGAGAGATTACAATGAGTTGGGAGAATATACTAAAAAATACTTGGTATGTTGAAGATGGAGATGCCCCTTTACATGGCCATGTTCACGAATTACTTTTCTTTATGGCCTACAATGAAGACCCCAAAATAAAGCAAGCGGGTGAGGCCCTATTGAATAAATTTGATGAATACTACGAAAGGGTTGAAGATAAAGATGAGTTAAATGACCTTTACTCTCCCGAATTTTTCAGTTTTCAAAAGAATTTAAAGAAACTAGCAGGGGCCGTTACTTCAAAGATGGGATTAAGAAAACAGTATATGTATTTGATTGAAGCAAAGAGATTGATGTAGGAGAGATTACAATGAGTTGGAAAAGTGTTCTCAAAAGACAAACCAAACTCCCCAAAAAACTTACAGAAGGTGCTACCGTATCTACAATTCCAGCAGAAGAATGGGGAAATGAACCCAAGGAAACTCCGCCACCGAAGGAAGATACTGCAACACAGCAGACAAAGTTAGATTGACAGTTCATTTATTATAGAGTGGACTATTGCCTTTATTCGGGGAAACAATATGACAATAAGGAAAGCACCTAGAAGCGAAAACATCTCCGGTGTTCCTTATACTCCTCGTACACTATTTAGAGCCTTAGCAAGAGAAGGTGGAGAGGAGCCTTTGGTTGCCCATCTATCTAGGCCGCTAACAGGGGGCAGAAATCCAGATGCTAGTAAAATAATGGATGCCTTGAAGACCATTACAATTAGTGGTGGAGTTCGTTCATCAGTTAGTGATGCTCTTAAAAACCAAGAAGAATTTACTAGCGTCATTGAACCCCTCGCTGAAAAACTAGGAATGAAGCCTACCAAACTAAGGCGAATTTTGACTCCAAAAATAGCCATGCTATTTCAAGCACAACCGAAGGCAGAAGGCAGTGCAGAGTTCTTCAAAAGAATCACCAACGATGGTCTTAATGAAGAAGACATAGACAAGTTAATGACTTATGTTTTGAATGATGATGCTCGACACCTATCAAGAGAACTAGGCAAGGCAAAAATAGACAAGTATGCTTTGTTTGATTCGGTTGAAGATTACTATGGGAGTCCTAGTAGGCATAAACCGGAGAGCGATGAAGAGTTTCAATCCTCGGCTCAAGTTAGTTGGGGGAGATATACAGCATCTTATGGTACTGGCCAAGAAACTCCCGAAGGTAGACCAACAGGCTCAGGTAAGAAAACCGGATTTATTTTACTAGAAGAGATAGACGACGATGATAGTGTCAAGGAAAGAGAGGCTCAAATTAGAGAGGCTATAGAAGAAGAGAGAGGGCCTTATACTTCTCTAGGGTTGACCGAAGACTTGACACAATTTGACAGATTAGTTTATGTGTTTGAATATCCTCCCTTCTATGAAAAACTATTTGGAAAGAGTGATTTGAAGATAGTTATAGAGGGCAATGATTTGCGACCTAAAGGTACACTAGACTCTAGTGATGTAGCCCACTACCTAGAGGAAATAGGTAGGATGAAAAAGAAATCATTGCTTTTGCCTAAACTGGGACCGCACAATGTTGCTTCTTCATTTTTTAGCAAATCCACTGTTAATCCTGTTTTGTTAAAACTCTTAATAGACAGAGATGAAGTGTTAAAGGATACTCTTGAATCTATTAGGGATGAATCATATATATCGAATAGAGATATTGAACAAATCTTCGATGAAGATAGGGGCGATTCTTTGTATTTAAGAGGAGATATTTGGGAAGTTATCGAGCCTTTATTAGAGGGGGAATCGCCCGAATGGTTGGAAAAACTAGAAGAAGTTGATAGAGAAGATTTGGAAGATGAAATTGAAGAGTTGCCTTCCGATTATGCAAACGAAATTATCACTAAATCCGGAATTACTAAAATGCCTAAAAATGATTTCACGAATACAATTGTAGCACTAATTCCAACTATTGAATCTTTAACAGGAATACCCTCTTCAATCCCTATTAAAAATTCTACAGTTTCTTTTACTCTAACGGATGCAGATGATAGACTAATCTTTTCTTTATTTGCTGATAAAATTGATAGGGCCAAGAAAGACGAAACGAGAGGGGTCTTTGAATTTGATGAATACGCTATGGATATGGCATACAAAGCCCGCCTACAACCTATTGAAGGTTTGAGCGTCTTAACCAATTTTAGTTATCTATTAGATGATACTATGGAATCTATCACTATTGATTTGGATAAGACAATAGATGAATACCTAACAACCGCAGACAAGCAATTACTAACAAAAATAGAATCCGATATTGGAAAATTCAAAAACAGTTTGGCTAGTTCTTTAGGTGAAGTTGTTTCTGTTATTGTGGAAGGAGTTCGAGATAAATTACAAGACATTGCTAAGAGGCGTAGGTTCTATACTAATGAAGTTGGTGAAGAACTTTACGAGGCATTACAGAATAGAGATTTACTGGAGGAAGTTGAATGAGTTTTAAATTAGAACTAGAGAAGAGAGTGGCTTCCCAAGAAAAGACCATATTTCAAAAGGCTAAGTTAATTGAAGATAGGGGGAAGTCCCCCTTCCCTACTATGAAAAGAACCATTACTAAAATTGGAGAAGACTTGGCTACTGAATTTAGGGAGAAGGAAGTGCCAGTAGGGGCTACTGAAAGAGTGACTGCTATCAAAGAAGTGAATCTAGCCACTAAAAGAAAGTACAGAAAGTTGGCTAAAGATAAAGCCGATGAATTAACTCCGGAATATGTCGAAGAAGATGGAAAGAAAGTAATAGAAGACGAAAGTGTTAGAGAATTCGATGAAGTTCTATTCCAAAATAAAATTCTATCGAAGATATTTTCCGGAATCACCATTAAAGGAAAAAAAATTACTGTAGAAGTATTGAATCGAACCTTTTCCAACAAAGATATTATTGTCAAGAGGCCCTTTACAGGAAATAAACCAAACAAGTCTTCGGATAGAATAAGAACAAGAATTAATTCTCTAGACGAAGACGATACAGAACTATTGAGTAAATTTATGCCAGAAGTAGAAAAGGTGTTGGAAGGAATAGACGCCTACTATAGCGAGGTACTGGAATCAGAGTTTGACGAAGATGGCGAGCGTATTGTTGTAGACATTAGAGATGATGTGTTATCTTTTATTGGAAATGAACCTTACATCAGTAAGAGCAAAAGAAGGTCTATTTATTCTGCATGGAAAGGGGTAGCCCCTAAACACGCTGATGTGTATGAGGCGGTTAAATCTTTAATTGCTTCTCTAAAATCCGGAGGGATGAAAGAGTACGGGGCTAAATTACATACCTCCAATGAATTGTTTAATGCAAATGGTCAGTATGTGGTTAAATTAGGTAAGGCTACAGTTCAAAAACAAGGAGCGGATGATGCTGTCTTTAGTTTATTCGAGGGTCTAGGTAGAGCAAGCATACAATTTGAAGGAGATAGTGGAACAAGCGGAAGCGAAGTTTCGGAACAATTAGAAGATGATGTAATTGAAGAAATTAGGGAGGACTCACCGGAATTCGTCAACCTACTAACGACTGAAATAGACCCGCTTGGCTACAATTATTTATCTAAGTACGCTTATGGAATTCTAACTGATTCTACAGAACTAGACAAAATAAGAAATATGGCAAAAACTATGAAAATCATTTATATTATAGAGTCTAGAGCCGAGATAGAAAGGTTGGATAAAGCCATAGAAAGAATGGGACAAATACAACCTGTTTCCGGTTCTTCTTTCTATTTGCCAGCGCAGATATTAGATAGTGCAGACCTCGCTAGAAGGTTTGGTTCTGGCATTCGCCCAATTAAAATAAACGGGGCTATACAATCTCTTCTTATGACTCTAGAAGAGATTACAATGCAACAAAAAATGTCTACTGGCGGGACTGTGGTTGGACCTAGAGGAGGCCAAGGAGGAAAGGGAGATGGTAGAGGAGGCGACTCATATGTTTCTGCATACCCTTCCGCTAAGGGCCTTCCTAGAGAATTAGGTAAAGATGTGCAGAAGAAACTAGATAGTGTTCTTGAGGCTTTAGACGATTATCTGTATAAGCCACTTTTGAATCCGGCTATGACTTTGGATTTAAACTTTAGAATAAAAAATACTACTGCGTTCAAATCTATTAAGACTTTGAGTTCTAGTGATTTTGCTAAGGTCTATACTAGACTAGTGAAGAGGTCGAATACTAGAAGAGGTAGACTATTAAAGAATGATGATTTGAAAAATATTCTAGATTTTTTGAAATCAATCAATACTCCTAACATTGAACATGAAGAGGTTTTCAATTCTGCTAGGTTGCTAGCATCTTCTCTCAAAAGAATCTTTAGAGATAAAGATATAATCAAACAATACAATGAAGAGATGGCTCAATTCCTTGGTAAAATTAACCTTAGAAGTCAAAATCCTCAACAAGGACTGCGTTTTATGGGTGTGCCTTATCCGGAATTTAGGGAGGAGAGTCCTGTCAGTAAAGAACGAATAGAAGCCACTTCATTGACAGTAATGTCGGCATTAAAGGAATTCCTTTTAGATGAAGGAAACGCCAAACAGATAAGTAACAAGGGTGCGGTTAGAGCAAGAAACATTAAACAGATACTAAATGAATTGAGAAAGTCGGAAATAGAAGAGAAGATTCTAGAGATACACGATTCACTTAGAATACTCAAGGGGTTGCCTATCTACTATGGGCAAGGCTCTCTTTCTTCTATTGATGATATGGACTCAATCATTACCTCTTCTAGAGAAAGATTCAACCTAGATTTAACTTCTATGGACATTGTAAAGATGGTCGAAGAAGTGGACTCTTTCTCTAGTATTTCATCGAATGTTGGTGTTTCCGAAGAAGTAGTCTATTATGTGAAGGCTAATTTCAGGTGATTAACATGAGTTGGAAAGGAATATTAAAGTTTGAAACTACAGAAACCCTATTAGAAAGATACGAGGATTTAGAAAACAAAATCCGACAAGGACATAATCAATATGGCGGTCATTGGGAGTCGTTTGCCGGTAGGTTATCTGATATTAAAAGAGTACTTGAAGGAGAAAACTACGAAGAAGACATCATATTTTTTATCAGTAGGCAAATTGCCAAGATGGAAGATTATATGGACGATTGGCCATACGATGATATTTTTGATATTAGACTGGCTTTGTCGAATTTTTATCAGGCTTTTAAAAGAAAGGTCGATTTCATAAAAGAACAAGAATAGTAGAAGAAGGGGTGAGCGATATGTCTGACATTGCAGGGTTAAACCTAGAACGGCAAATGGACTTAGAACTATCTAAGAATTCATTTCCTTATTTCTTTGAAAATGTTCTAGGTTGGGATTTCGCAAGTCATCAACAAGAGTGGCTTGAGTTAATGGGGCAGACTCAAAGAACAGTAATCATTTGTAGTCGAGGTCACGGTAAGTCTGTCTTCATGCACTCATGGGTTGTTTGGAATTTAATCTTCCAACCACCCCCATATCAAATGCTCTACATTTCCTCTAACCAAAAGCAGACTATGGTTCACATGAGAGACATTGACAAGGTATTCAATAACCCTACAATTAAACATTTCAAACCTGCTAAGGGTTGGGCTATTGGAAACATTACTCTCACTAATGGAAATCAAATTCTTGAGCGTTCTGTTGGTTCACAGATTCGTGGTCTTCACCCTCAAGAGATTATTATTGACGACCCTTTGAAAGAGTTTAGTTTAACTGCAATTCAAAAGGTTACAGATTGGTTTTATGGTGACATGATACCAACTCTACACCACTCCGCTTCTCTTCGTGTTATTGGAACTCCTTTCTCTTACACGGATATTTACACTCAACTAGAGGAAAACGAGGCATATACAGTTAGAAAGTATCCTTGTTTTAACTCTCTTAATGAACCTCTTTGGCCTAATCGTTGGGACTATGAGGCTCTCATGGCTAGGAAGGCAGAAATAGGCTCGCTTAAATTCACAAGGGAATACCTTTGTGTTCCTGTATCCACTGGTACTTCGCTATTCAATCCCGAATACTTAGAGAGGTCTAAGAACAAAAGTTTAGTCTTGAAGCCCACTCGTAGAGAGGGTTACAAGTACTATGTTGGTATTGACCCTGCTATCTCTACTGACGGCGACTACAATGTAATCACTGTATTGGAAGTAGATGAAGAAGATAACAAAAGTGTTGTTTATGTAGACAGGGCTAAGAATGTAGAGTTTAGGGAGAATCTACAAAAAGTTAGATTGATAGGTAAAATCTTTCAACCGGAAGTCATTTTGTTTGAAACAAATGTATTCGCTAAATCCTTTACACAAGAATTGAGAAACATTTCTGATTTAAATGTCCACGATTTCAATACAACAAGAAAAAAGAAACAGGATATTATCTTGAATCTACAAATGAATTTTGAGAATGAAAAAATAAACCTACCTTATGCTAACGAAGAAAGTAGAAGAGTTACTTCTGCATTGATTGAAGAATTATCTATGTTTTCTATTACGCAGAAAGGTAAGTTTGAGGGAGTTGGCGCACACGACGATATGGTAATGAGTTTAGCATTGGCTAATGCGGCTACCAAGACCATTAGTGAAAACTTCTTATTGTTAGATGATTTGGGGATATTTGATGCGCCTGTAAATAATAGGCGTGGCGGCATAATGGGACTAAACTTTTGAGGGAAAAATATGCCAACGCCAGACGAATTAAGAGAGGCTAGCGAAAGACTGGAGCAAGTAGCCGCTTTAGAAGAAGAAGCAAGTAAAGACTTAGAAGACGCTAAGAGTATGTTAGATGATAATATTGCTCTAAGTCTTTCAACCGAACTATCTATTTTTTCCGAGCATGAACTCGTTTCTAAAATTTCTACAGAATTTAAACTAAACGCTTCTCAAGCAAAAAGGCATATCGAAGCCTTTCCTAAAAAACAAATGTACTATGGTGAGGAAGTTCCCGAAGTTATCAAATCTTTAAGAAAACAGCGTAGAAGCCTAAAAGGAGAATCTAGAGATAGAATGGCTAAAAGTATAGATGCTATCATTGATGGGTATTCCGAACATATTACTAAGTGCATAAAGAGCATTTATTGGCTCACTCCTTATCGAGAGCCTTTTATGAAAATGAAGTTCAATGAGAATGACCTTTTAAAGTTGCACAGTATGAAAGAAGCATCTCAACGAAGAGGGGTTATTGATTCAATATGCAAGTACTGGGAAGCAGAATTAGATTTGAAAGATACTAGTTATGGAAAACAATATTCATCACTATCCAAAGAAATGAATTTGGCTAAGAGAGAATTTAGAAAGCAAATTAAAAATGTGTCTACTTCCTCTTTAAAGAAATCAATTAAGGAAGAAACTAGAGAGTATATCTTGAAACAAGTCAAGAACAATCAAGGAATATCTGCGAGAGAATTACATGATAGAATGCCTTCTAAATTATATGATAGGAATTCATGGCACTCTATTTCTAAGATGGCCAAGTCATTAGAAGTCACTTCTGTTTCGGGAAGATACTTCACTGTAGACTCGGAAATAAAGAAGAATATTTGGGCTTACACTGCCGCCTTTATTGATTCGGATGGCTACATCACTATGGATAGAAACCACAACCCTAGGGTCGGACTGGTGGCTACAGGAGATAGAGGCAAGGCCTTTATGACTGAAATACACAAGGCTTTGGGTGGCATTGGTAAATTACACTTAGACCAAAAATCTCCTCAAGACACACGGCCAGTTAATCGTTTAAATTTCTATTCTCAAAGTGATGTGACTGAACTATTGAGTAAATGCTTACCCCATTTTAGGATGAAGAAAGGTAATGCCAATCTTCTGTTAGAACTAATTAGAATGAAGAAATCTTACAAGAAGGCAGATTGGTACAAAGGTCGTTGTGATGAGATTTTCAAGTTAATGAAGTGGGAGAATCACAAAGACCATGTAGGTTTTGATTTTGCTAAGGAAGGTATATATGTGGATGATATTTCAAAATACCAAGGCAATTGTAAAATGTCTATTATGGATGAAATGGAAAACATTGGCGGAATCATTGCTAAGAAGGAATTCGGAGATACTTCATTCAAAGCATATTATAACAAGGTTAAACGGATATTAAAACAGACTACTATGGATAAGGAAGACGAGGATATTATTATGTCTTTCTTAGATGCTGGTATGAAAGATGAAGAAAGCAGTGAAGATGAAATGATGATGATTAGTGCTGGCTTTGCTAAAAATAAAATCGAAGAAGTTTTGACTAAGTATGGTAAAAACGAAAAGCAACTATTTAGAAGAGAGAATGCTTAGGTGATTACTTGGAATACTGTACTAAATGTTATACATGCGATGTTATAGATTTAAGGCCATTTGGATACTGCAAAGAATGTTGGAAGGTGAAGGGAAGTGACATGGCAAGAGATTCTCAAGAAAAATAGTAGGAGCAAAAGGAAGGTTCCTAAGCATACTTACAAGGCTCCTAAAGGAACTTATACTAATCCTAAACTTAGAGAGAGAATACATAGGAGATTGTGGGCCAAGAACACTCACGGTACTGGAAAATACAAATGGTCTGCTAGAAAATCTCAAGAGTTGAATAGACTTTACCAAAAGGCAGGTGGTGGCTTTGTCAACAAGAAGTAGTTGGAAAGATGTTTTGAAGGCTTTAACAGAAGCGCAGAAAGACATGGTTGAGTGGAACAAGGAAGATTGGGACAACCTTACTACAGAAGGTGGAAGGTATGGTCCTAAATCTGTAAGAGATTCCCTTACTCCCGAACAAAAAAGGCGAGAGAGTGCTAAGAAAAGAGCCGGTACTAGAAAGGGGAAACAACATGTTCCTAGAACAAAGGCTGGAAAGAAAGCCTACAAAAAAGTAGAAGGTAGATAATATGGCTTGGAAAGATATACTAAAGAGGCACTGCGGAACAGAAAAGATGGGTAAGCCATGCAACTGTGAAGAATGTGTAAATAAGAAATTAACACCTAAACAAAGTAAGCACTTGGATAGAAATAAAGATGGCAAAATCAACCGTGAAGATTTTGATTTGTTAAATAAAAAAGCAAAAAATACAATGAAGGGTATTAAGAAAAAAATCCTTTCTGCCAAGACCAAACAAGGAGGTGCTTTAGCCATGAAAGATTTGAAGCATATTGCTAGTCAAAAGGATTTAGATAAAGCCCTATCTGAACTAATAAAGGAAGGTAAGTTGTTTCTTCACAAAGATGGAGATTTTTACACACATGAGCCAACTAGTAAAAGAAGGGGGCCATTTACAGCATGAGTTGGCAAGAGGTTATAAAAACAATAAGAGCAATCGGTCAAAGATTTACTATAGATGGTAAGACCTATCACTTCTCACCTGAGCATATTGAGGAATACAAAAAAGAATATAATAATCCGTACCTTAGTGGAAGGGATAATGAAACTAAGAAAAGAATTGCGTTGAGAAATGTGGTTAGAAAGTATGGACTAAGCCCGAAGTGATATTATGGATTGGACAATTATATTAAAGAAACTAGAATGCCCCTTGGCTACCCAAGATTTGAAACTCAATACTAAGAATAGGGACAGGGCAGTAAAAGAAAAACATATTCAATACGGGCCTCTTAATCTAAACGACGAAAAGTATTGGGAGGAGTATGCTAAGAAATGGAATACTACTGCTGATGTTGCTAAGAAATCTAATTGTAGTAACTGTATTGCATTTGACATATCTCCAAGAATGGATGAATGTATGCCACTTTCTACAGATAAAGATGGTCGCTTAGGCTACTGTTGGATGCACGATTTCAAATGCCATTCGGCTAGAACCTGCTACACTTGGGCTAAAGGTGGCCCAATTGATGATGATAAGACTTCTAAAGAAAACCAATTGAGGGGAGAAGAATGAGTTGGGAAAAAGTAATTAAACGGGGGAGGGTAAGGAAAATTGACTACGACTTTCTAAACAAGATTATTATTCAAGAAGCCCGACTATTAAAAGGGCAATCCCTAAACATAAAGGAATTTGATATATTCATAGAAGATGTAAGAAGCAGGTATTCTAAACTACATAAAAGTATTAAATCAGATAGGATACATAATTACATCATAAAATATTTGAAGAACAGAAACCTGTTAGAAACTAAAAAAGAAAAACAAAGAATTGTTGTTGATGGTAAATTAATGGGGATTAAAACAGAAACCCGTTATTCGTTTTTGTGAGGAATTGTTATGAGTTGGGAAGATATTTTGTTGAAGAGAAAACCTAAATCCGGACCAAGAGAAGCGGCCCGTAAAAGAATGAAGGCTAAGGGATTGAGGTCTTTTAATTCTCCACAAAGGCTAAATGACAATTCTGGCAAGTCACATCATGTTATGGCTTCCGAAGGTGGAAAGTACAAATATATTAAATTTGGACAAAAGGGCGTTAAGACCAATCAAACCGCAGGGCAAAGAAAGGCATTCAAATCACGACATAAGAAGAACATTAAGCGGGGTAAAATGTCTGCCGCTTATTGGGCTGACAAGGTAAAGTGGAGTCCTAGTAAAACCAAAGAAAAGAAAAACAAGAAGTGGCGTAAGGGTTCTTGATATTGAGATACGGTTATTAAATAGGCCGATAAACCAAAGATGAGGGGGAGTTCGTAGTATGGCAGAAAAGCGAAGATTCGGAATAAGTGGACTGTTTAGAAGGTCTACTCCCAAACCGGCGGATAGGCAGGTCTACAACATCGGAATACAAGAGCGTGAGAACTCTTACATGATGACAGCCCCAATGGTCTACAATGTCACCCAACAGTCTGTGATTGTTCGTACTTGTATTACTCAACTAAAACAAGAAATTTTCCGAAGAGGATATGTTTGGGAGAAGGCTTACGAAGCCCGATGTAACTCTTGTCAAAAGACCCACAAAAGACCAGTTAGTGAATGTGCTAGATGTGGTTCCTTGGAATTATCTAAACCTGACCCAAAACAATTAGAATATGCCGAGAAGTTTATTGAGGGATACATCAATCAATCCGAACAGTTATTCATTGATGTTCTTAAAGAATTAGAAGACGACCTAAACATTATGGATGATGCTTACATTGTTCTTGTCAAGGAATATTACTTAGATGGTAATGGTAAAATTCGTATGCATAGAATCAAAGAGTTGTTCAGAGGCGACCCTGTTACTATGGCAATTTACGCTGATGAACTTGGAGTTAGAGGAACTAAGGGATTCACTTGTATAAATCATAGAAATTTTATTGCACAGGAGCCACACGAACCTTGTGGTGAATGTGGCAGTAATTTACACCCTATACATTATGTCAATAGAGCAAATGGAGATGAGCAGTACTACATTAAAGGTGAAGTCCTACATTTTAGTAAATACAGCCCAAGTAGGCTATATGGCCATTCTCCAGTTATGACTCTATTCAATCATATAATGACTTTAATAGCAATGGAAAATTATGTCAATTCTTCCTATACCAAGAGCAGAATGCCTAGAGGGTTACTAGCAGTACAGACTAGAAACATGGACTCTATGGCTAGTTTTTGGAGAAGTGTAAAAGAAAGAATGGAACAAGACCCCCACTATATTCCAGTTATGGGAATCGAAGCCGACAATGGCAAGGGTTCAGTTGAATGGATTAAGTTCATGGATAGTCTTAAAGAAATGGAATATGTTTCTGTTAAGGATGATTTGAGAGATAGAATTTCTGCTTTCTACGGGGTTAGTAAAGTCTTCATGGCTGACAACACTACTAGCGGTGGACTTAACAACGAAGGTATGCAAATATTAGTCACTAATCGTGCTGTTCAAATGGCACAAAATGTCTACAATAATTATGTCTTCCCGTTCTTAACAAAGCAATTTGGAATTACTGATTGGGATTTGAAACTACCTCCTTCGGAAGAAGAAGATGAAATTGCTGAACTTAGACGAAGGGAATTAGAAGTCAACATTGCGGCTTCTGTTAAGAACTTAGGATTTGAAGTAGAGATGGATGAGGATGGAAACTTTACCTTCAATAAGCCGGAGCCTAAAGAGGAGCCTCCCCAAGAAGGACAAGAAAACAAAGCACAATCCGGTATGGATGGTTTAGCAGGGTCTAACTTTGACCAAAGAGATATTAATGAGATGAATAGAGAAATGTTAGAAGGAAGAGGTAAGCCTCAAGAGAATCCCGCTACCACAAGAAATAAACCATCCATGAGCGTAGGCCCCGATAAGCGAATGACCGGATTGCCAGCAGACGCAGGTAATCAAAATGTGGATTCAAGAACAGAAAGGAGAATACCATAATGACAGAAGACACAGCACAAAAAGAAAGAAGATTGGCTAAAGAATTGGCACAGGTCCGTTCTCAACGAGCCGCAGAAGATAGAACTACTAAGAAATCTAGAGACTATTCTGTAGGAGGACTACCGCCCGATACTACTCATCGCCCTACTAGAAGTAGTGCAGATACTCCCGATGTAGTCCAACTACCGGCTAAGAAAAGAAGAAGAACAGAAAACAAGTGGTGATTTCTTTGCTTCTTTTGAAAGTGGACCTTACTACAGACGAGAAAGAGAGATTTGAGGAACTAGTAAAAAGAGACTTAGAAGCGGCTAAGGCTCTCGCTGATAATTTTATTTTTGAAATTAAGGAAGTTAGAAAGCCACATTCACACTCCATATTAGTCAAACCTAATGACTATGCAAAGCAAGAAGATATTCTTGTGAATGATTTGAGAAACACTAGTGAAAAACATTTGGATTTGGATTTAGATAATATATATTTTGATGCACAAGGTAATTTGGATTTGAATAGGGCATATTTTAATGCGTTAAAGGAAGTCGAAGATACCAATGAAGAAATTTCTATTTTACTTAGAGAATATGCTAAGACTCTAGATGAAGAAGGCACGAAAGAAGCCAAGATGTTATTCACACAGAAAGATGGAATAGAAGATTTGAGTGAGGACTTGGAAAAACAAGTAAAGAAACTCAATAAGGTAGTAGAGAAAAATCTTGAGATTAGAATTGCTGCTTACATCAAACTAATGGAAGAAGAATTAGCCTCTGTTAAAGTAAAGGATAGTTCTTCTTTTTCTTCGGAAAAAGAAATTTTACAACCGGAAAAAAAAGATTCTATTCTAAATGCTTACTACAGTAAGAAAAAGAAGAGTATAGAAAATACAATAGAAACTATGCTAAAGTTGATTAAAAGACTAAAAGAAAAGGAAGGCTCTCCTAGGAGTTCTTTGCTTGACAATCTTAGAAACATTACTGAATATCTTAACAGGTCTAGAGAGATTAGGCCTGTCGATACTACTAAAGTAGATGGAAAGGAAATACCTAACATAGATACTTCTTTTGATAGGCATAAAATAGTTTTTAGTAGGCTACTAAAAAATATGTTGACGCTTGTGGGTTCTTACGAGGATGAAGGAGAATTGGAAGACCGAATAAATGCGCTACAAGAATTGTTAGGCGAAGGTGAATTAGGACTTATTGAAGACTTAGAGGTCAAAAAGGATACAATGAGTACCACTAATAAAATAACAAAGGCCATAAAATACAAAGGCAGTTTGGCTAGTTTTGTCAAAAAAACATTGTTGGAAAAGAATGAAAACGCTGTGCGAAGAAACAATATTGAAATTGGAAAGAGACTAGAAACTATTCTTGGAAAGGAAGTTCCGGTAATTAACTCTAGAGTTAGGTTTTTGGAATCAATAAAAACCAATGAAAATAGAATAAAATTTTACGATGTTAGGAATAAAAGGTTTGTCGATTACGAAGCGGGAAAAAAGAAATTAGGGGAGGCTGGTGGGGATTCCCTTGACTATTATACTCCCTTGTTTAAAGGATATACTGATTTGATGAAAAACGGAGAAAGGATGAATCAAGAGTTAAACAAGACAGTTGATAATAGAACCTTATTTGAATACATTTTAGATTATGCTGGAGAAAAGGGGTCTACTGCTCTTAGACCTAGAGCGCAGAAGAAAAGAGAGGCATTGGGTAAATTATCTAGGGCTGAATTGATAAGGCTAAGAGATGAAGTTTCCGAGAAAATACAGGAAAGTCCATTGATTGAGAAATATGGATTTGACAAACTACAAAATCTACTACTTTCTGATTATGATGTAATAGAAGAGGCCGTCGATGAAATGGAAACTAGGGGTATCACTAACGAGGAGTTTGTTGGAGAATTAACTGAAGAAAGTTTTATGTTGGATTATATTGAAAAAATTAAATCCACTTATTTCCCAAGTATTCCCCCTAGATTTTATCCAATGTCCGAGGGACAAAAACAGAGAATGTATCGACTACTTATTAAAAATATTAGGCGATTTACAGACAAGATAGGAGAAGAAAATCTTACAATTGACAATGATACAATACAAGACTTAATTCAAGAATTTAATAAAGAACAAGGAAATAAGGAGGAAAAGTAATGTGGGAAAGAATACTAAAACAACCCGATATGATAGAAAAAGAAAACAGTCCAATTTTGGAATCACTAGATGAAAAGAAGAGAAAGCGATTGAAGAAGACTCTACAATCGGCAGAACCAACCGAATACTTTGGCCAAGATTTCACTCGAATGGGTGAACTCATTGACATGCTAAGAGAATTAGATTTGGTCAAATCCGATGATAAGATGAAAAAGAAGTTCGACGGTATTGACGAAAGGAACATTGATATGGTGGCCCTATCTAGCAAACTTCGTAAGGAGTACGAAGTCTTGTATCGTCAACTACGAGAAGTCGTCTATCCTAAGAGAAAGGGGGACTTGAGAGATGAGTGAAAGTAATGAAGACATGCTGATTATTCTAAAGGAATTGGTTGGTAGAATTAAGACTCTAGAACAAGCAGTCTACAACAAAGATAACTTGCTTATGAAGTCGGGCTTTGTTGTTGTCGATAGCCCTACTCCATCTATGTCAAATCAATCTGTACCGGATGCTGATGCTATCCATAAGATGAGTTGGAATGATATTGAAAAGTTCGTAAATGGGAGGAACTGATATGCCGGAAAAAATGACAGAAGAGGAAGCACAAATTAGTAGAGCAATTAGATTGGTTCGTAAAGCAAAGGAAGTCTTACAACAAGAGGGTAGAGAAACTCTACCGTTAGAAATAGAAGCCCCCGAAGTTAAGACCAAGGAACCCAAGGCAGAAAAAGATGATACTAAGATTGAGAACAATACAGGTACTCATTCCGGATATGGTCTTGCTGGAGATACTTTTGGTAAGTCCGACATAACCATAGAAAATACTATCCAACTGCTAAATGATGGAATTAAGCAAGAAAGACTTTCATATGGCAAGTATAACGACCCTAAAAGAGTTGAAAAATTTACTCGAATGATTAATAGATTGAAAAAACTACCTAAACTAATCGAAGACGGCCATTGGACTAAGGGTGAAGAAGCGGGTGTTAAGGCTATTTTACAATCGGAAACTTATATGGCAGACTCTCTTAATCTTTACTGATGCGATATGGCAACCACTGGTCTAATGTTCGAGAAGGATAAGGCTCCCTTATCTAATGAGATTTTATCTCTCTTCGAGGAAACTAGAGTCGCTTATTTATCTGCAAGAAGTGACCCTAAAGAGTATGGGGGTCGCTGGAGAAATATACTTGAGAAAATTAAGGAATCGTATGATAGCCTTAGTCCTCTTGGTAAGGAACTCAAAGAATATTTAGATGAGCGTCACCTTGAATCCGATGATGCAGGTAGTCCTACAAGTGGCTCCGCTAAAATTATCTATGATTCTGTTAAGCAAATGAGATTTGACTCCGAGAATGTCAACGACCCATTCTCTAAGAAAATGAAAGGGAATGTACTAGAATCTCTACTATCGAATGTAGATGTTTTTATGAAGTTCATTCACTATGCAATTAGAAACGGTGATGATGCCCTATCTTCTAAACTCTATAATGAATTAGAATATCAAGGCGACGAGATAACTGATGGTTTGGAAGGACTAGACTTAGCATTGAATGATGTTCCTCTATTCGTTATAGAACACTATGGCGACGATAAAGATAGTAAGAAGGTGAATTCTAAATTCAAGAATGCACTAAAGGAACTCAAGAAGGTATTTTTATCCGGACACTCCGAAGAAGACTGGAGTAAATTAGTTGGAGTAGAATTAAAGAAGGCAGAAAAGTCCGAGGAAGAGAAGGCCATCTCTAACTTCCTAACTCCTAACAAACCGATGTATCGTATCTTCGATATTGAAGATATGAATGAATTGATGGGATTCTCCGGAGATTATGTCGTACAAGAAAAGTACGATGGAATGAGAATACAAATTCATAAGATTGATGATAAGGTTGAAATCTTTTCATTTAACGGTAAGGACATTACTGAAAAATGTACTGAACAAGTAGCAGAAATGAAAAAGAAATCTTATGGTGACTGTATTCTAGATGCAGAACTCATTCTATTCGATGGCGATAAAGCCCTACATAGAGCAGATACAGTTGCTCATGTATTCAAGAATAAATATCCCGAAGCAAAACTAAGAGCGCATGTTTTCGACATAATGCGACATGAAGAGAAGAACTTGATGGATGATGAACTACAGATTAGGATTAACATTCTATTCAATAATTATTCAGCAAAGTCTTCCGATGCTATTGCATTCCCTTCTAAGAAAGATACTAGAATTGCAGATTCTTTGAAAGACATAGAAGAATATGCTAAGGAAATAATGGAGATGCCTACTGCGGAAGGGGTTGTTATCAAAGACCTAACTTCTACTTATTTCGTAGGAACTAAGAAAAACCCAAAGTGGGTTAAGTGGAAGAAATTTGTAGATTTAGATATGCTAGTTCTAGATAAGAAGTCTACTAAGTCCGGCTTATTCTCTTATTCATTAGGGGCTGGCCCAGTTCTAGAAGAAGGAAAGCATATAGTAGAAATGGATAACAAACTCTACATGAATGTAGGTAAGGCACTAAATACCAAGATAGATGTTAAGGTTGGAGAAATTATTAGAGTCAAGGTAGATGAGGTAAAGGAGTCGGATGGTAGATTTACTCTATATTCTGCCAAAGTAATCGAGGTTCCGGAAGCCGCTACTCCCGATAAGATTGTGACCTTAGAATTATTATCTAAGGATACTAAGCCGTCTTTGAAGTACAAGGTAGAAGCACTCAAGAAAGGGATAACGATTACCGATAACATACATGGTAGTGCTACTTTAATTGCTAAGAGCATGGATGGATTTACCATTTATGGATTTAATGAGAATAATTTAATGTCTAAGAATGCTATTGCAGACTTAGATATGTGGAAACAAGAAGCGGAGATGGCTCTAAAAACTATTCAAGGAAAGTTGAGAGCGTCAATTAAACAGTTTGTAAAAGGAAAGGGTAAGCCGCAGACCATAGGAGATTTGCACAATTTCTTGGCTGGCAATCATGCAGGGGATTATGAATCTGTTTTAGAAAGCGACAAGAATAGGCTCGGTTCTTGGGTACAAGCCTCGGAAGGAATGTCATATAATAATGGTAAAATTTCTGTTGACGATAGTGAAATTCAAAAGGAGTCGGAAAAAGCAGAATTCAAAGTCTATTCTAGAAAGGATGGAAACTTGGACTTTATTGTGAATTACAAAGGTGAGAACTTATCTTGGTATATTGACCTAGACTCCGATGATGATATATTCTCGCTGTTTGGTAAGGCTACTAAGTTCCCTGCTCAAATCTCTACAAATGTTTCAAAGGAAAAACTAATTGACCTTGGAGATGTAGAAATGGGAGTACAAAGACATGGATACCATGAATACATTCTAAATGGAAATAAGTTTGAAACTAAGATTCACTTTAGAGTAGTTCCAGTAGAAGGTAAAGATATGTGGTTAGCATGGACTGGATATGAGCAGAAGCCAGTAGATAAGGATACTGACGAAGGTATTTGGAATATTTATGAAGACAAGTTCAAAGGCTTAAAATACACTAAACAACCGAACTAGTTAAATAGTGTATTTGCTACAAGACGGCTTGAGCATCATGTCTACGATTATGTCTGCAATGGAGGAGAATGACTTCTCCATCTTGAAGGCGTCGAATGATGATTTAATGATTGGAGGCTATGCTTCTATCGAAATGGTAGATAAGCAAAATGATTTAATTACTCTCAAAGCCTTAAATGAGGCAGTTAAAAAATTCATGGAACACAATAAGTTCCGCAATGTTATGACTAATCACTCCAATGTTCAAGTTGGAGAAGTAGTTGAATCTCATAGAGATAGTAATGGAAAACTATGGAAGACCCAAGTAGATGATGTTGGGTTCTTCGTAGTAATTAAATTAAGAGATGATATTGAAAAAGCAAAGGAAATAAACCGAGGAATTCGCAAGGGGTCATTGAGGTCTTTTAGCATAGGTGGACAAGCACTACAAAAAGTGAAGAAACACCACGATGAATTAGGGGAGTATAGCGAGATAAGCAAACTAGAACTCCACGAAGTCACAATATGCGAAAAAGGAATCAACCCCGAAGCGAGGTTCGATATATTAAAGGAGGACAAAACAATGAACAAATTAGAAAAGGCATTGGCAGAACTAGATACTCTTCTAGAAGAAGTCAACACGCTACGAAAAGAAGAAGAAGAACCATCAATGGAAATGTCTGGCGGCCACCCATTGAATGAGAAAATGGATGAATACATGGATACCGAAGACGCAGAAGGTGGGTCAACTCCGGAAGCCAAGGGTACTACTCTTGATGGAAACGACGAAACTAATCTTGGTGGAGCCGGTGAACCTATGGCAAGTGCTGGAGCGCAAGCAAAGAAAGAAGGAATGGTTAGTAAGACCTTTGCTAACGAAGAATTCCGCACTCTTAACCTAAGTGCTTCAAACATCGAGAAGGCTTACGAGCAATACCGAGCAGAACAACTTGAGAAGATGGGACTCGAAACTCTCGAAGAAACCTTCGCTAAGAGATTCGCTTCGGAAGAAACTAACCGAGCAGACTTAGTTGCTAAGGCAGAATATGATGCACAATCCGAAATCGCACGACTTAACGCAGAGTTCTCCGAACTCCGTAAGTCACTTACAGAAGAAAAGAACACAATCCGCAAGGCTACAGAAGCCGCTACAACCACTAAGGTTTTCTCTACAGAAGAGATTGCTGACATGAGTTGGAGCGACATTCATAAGGCTGTTGGCGGTAACATTTGAGGTGAATTAAATGGGATACATTAACACAATTAGAGATTTAGAAGCGGCGACATACGGACTACCTGCCTTTGGCGGAAACTCCGTGTTGAAACAAGCAGGTGCAGTTCAAGGACTACACACTGCACACGACATTAGTGATGCGGCGGCAAGCGGCACATCCAGTATTACTGGAACAGCAATGTATAACCAACTATACGGACAAAAAGTTTGGTCTATGCTAAACCGAGAAGTAAATGCTCTTGCTATGTTAGCAAAGCGACCTTATGCTTCTTCCGGATGGAGAATTCTTAAGAGCCGACCATTTGGTGGTTCTAACCCTAGACTAGAAGTGGATATTACTGGCGATACTACTGGCACTGGTGTTATTGGAATTGGTGGTAGTAAGCCACACGCTGACCAAATTGGCGGTGTTCCAGAAAACGCCGGCCTTTCTACTGCGGCAGATGGACTTGGTTCTATGGCTCCAACTTACGCTCAACTCTTTATGAGTCCTAAGACTATTGCACACCAGTTCGATATTTCCGAACTCGCAATGGAAATGGCTCAAATTGATGATGGACTTGGAGATATTCGGGCTATTATCCGTGAAGACATGGGTAAGGCACACGCAGAAGCACAAAACAAGATGCTTCTCATGCCTCTACAAGTCTACGGTGAATCGGCGGCTCTTGGAGATATTGAGCGAAACTATACTTCGCTTTTGAAGGTCGTTACAAGTAACGCTGAATTAGCGGCTATGGACAGCAATGTTCTATGCACTGACCCATTGAGTGCTACTAACAATCTAGGTAAAATCTACGGAGATAACCGAAATACTGCTTCTTTCCTAGATGCAGAAGTTGACTTTAACAGTTCTTACGCCGCATCTTCGGTTCGACCACTAACTCTTACTTTGCTTAACAACATGATTCGCAACTTGAGAATCTCCGGAGGTTCCCCTAAGTGTATTCTTACGGGATACGATACTATCCAAGCAATCGCTGACTTGCTACAAAGCCAAGAGCGATTCATGGACCGTAAGGAAGTTATTCCTACCCATAACGGTATTCGTGGAATTAAGGGTGCAGAAGTTGGTTTCCGTGTGGCAACCTACTACGACATTCCATTGATTCCTGTTAAGGATATGACTACAACTCTCAATGCCGCAGATAGTGGGATTAGCGACTTGTTGTTCTTGGACACTGACCATATGTGGCTCTCCGTTCTTAAGCCGACTCAATACTTTGAAGACGGTGTTTCTAACGGAAACCCATTCGGTGTGGGACGACTCGGCAACCAAGCACTTTACCGAACCATTGGTGAAGTTGGTTGTTCGTTCTTCAAGGGACAAGGCAAGATTACCAATGTGGCTTGAGGTGGTAAAGTGACAAATACTGTTACTTTAATCGCTGACCATAAGGGTATAGCAAAGCCATTCGTTGTGGGACACCAATATGTTTCACTAGCGAGTGTTGAAGTTTCGTCCTATCGAACAGGCTCCCCTGCTACTGCCGCTAGTCAAAGCATTACTGCGGCTGATGACGACCCCGATATACTAACTAGAGGTGCTGGTAGTTATCTTACTGATGGCTTTGCCGCAGGTGACTATGTGACTATTCTCGGCTCTGCTTCGGCAAACAACTCACAAGTCTTTGAGATTGGTACACTAACTGCAACTGTTCTAACGACATCGGGACCAACTGCTCTTACCGCTAACACCGGTAGCGGAGATGAACAACTTCTCCATGTTGGTGAAAAACTATTGGCGGCTGACTTCGGTTTGGCATCCTTTACACAAGTTGAGGTTTCTAACCCATCTTTGTTGGATGCTCACTGGATTGTTGGTGACATTAGTTCGGACGGTACATACTGCTACCTTTACTGCTTTACTCTAGGTTCGGCTGTCGCTACTGCCGGACTCAAGGCTCTAGCAGACGACTTGGGAACTCTACGAGTTCGTGCTACTGGACTTCTTTGAGGTGTTTGTTTGGCAACCATCCGTTTAAGCGAGTCTTGTAAGGTTCCAACCTTGAGACTACGAAACGGGGCAAAAGGGTTTATGGAAGTAACGAAGGTCGAAGACATTAAAATCTCGGCCTTCGTTGCTTCACATTACATCGGTGGTAAGAACTGCATAGTTAAATTTACTTCCGAGGATAGAGAGGATATTGAAAAATTACCTAGCCGTGAAAAGGCAATTCTTTCCAAGTACCTTAGACTCCCCGAAGAAGCATTGGCTAATGCTCTAGCCCCACTACCTCCTAAGAAAACAGTTCCGGAGAAGTTGAAGGCTACTGCAAAGAAGGCTACTACGAAGAAAACTGCACCTAAGAAAACTACTTCTAAGAAAGCAGTACCTAAGATTACCGAAGACGAGTAATTGCACAACCTTCATTAAGAAGAGGCAATTACCAAAGTTTAGGAAGTGAACTTATGTCCGATGTGAGTAGAAGCAGTGGAGTCCTTGGGGCAAGCGCAATAATTTCTAAGACTCAATGTAGATTGAAAAGCATTCACGCTAACATTGTTATTGCTAGCAATGCGGCAGTGACCATTAAAGTATTTGATGGACAAGATAATACTGGTACAGAAATTGCTAGAATTCACAATACGACTACGGGACAGTATAATCTAGAATATGACATGCATGGTGTGTTATGCACTGGAGGAATATTCTTAGAAGTCACAGAAGCCGGTTCTTCTACTGCACATGTTTCAGTAGAATTCAACTGAGGTGATTACTTGCCAGCATTAAACCACGACACTCGCTTGATTATGACTATCCTATTCGTAGGTACTGTTAGTGGAGCAAATGTCTTCTTCTACGCTAAATTTGGGTTGAACTTCCCATACACCATTCTAATGCATGGCGTATTGTTTGGGCTGATTACAGTAGGTGCTGTAATGGTAATGAAGGCATTATTTGATTTGGCTCTTAATGATAAGATTGAGATGTGGCTACTAGACAGAAGAATTACTGCCTATTGGCAAAGAATTGCTAAGGATGAACAGCAAAGAAAAAAGATGCAAGATTCTTTGAAGACATTCCAAGCCGAAAATCAAACTTCTAGAATCCCACAAATTTCTCCGCAATATGAAACTGAGGGCGTTTCAACAGATTTCTTAGCCACTCTACAGTGAGGTGGTTAAATGGTTCTAGGCGACTTAATGGGATTCTCCGAATCCGACTACGCATATAACCAAAGCAGGGCGCATTCTGCTGACATGTTTTTTATTAAAATGCGCTTTTGGTTTTGGGGTTCTTGTGCCACATTATCAGCACTTCTTATTGGCAACATAATGGGAGTCTTTGACCTCAACATTATGGGTTGGATGATAGAAAAGATAACAGATACTTGGGACCACATTACACATTAGGTGATTTTTTTGTCTGTATTAGCGGGTTTCGCAGTAGTTTGTATTGAGGCTACAGTAGCGTTTTACAAGAAAGTACATGCAATTAACTTTGGAATCTATGGTGCTACTATGGTAGGTAAGACTACTTTGCACCATCAACTAAGAACTAGAGGCGAAGTTCCGGAAATAAGAGAAAGAACTGTTGGCAAACAAAGGGCTAGTCGAAAAACAATAAAATTAGACGGCGATACTCATACTTTGAAAACTGCTGACATGGGCGGTGAAGCAATCTATTGGAGAGAATGGATGCAAGATATGAAGAATAGAAAGGTAAAGTATGTTATCTTTGTAATAGACCATAGACATTTAGACTCTACTGCCAATCTAGACCATCAATTAGCATGGAAATTTCTAGTAGATGCTATTTGTAGTGCTTCTTGGCCAAATGGTAAGAAGAAGAAAAACACTGACTACCCACTAGCCGTAGGTATTTGGGCTAACAAATATGACATTTGGGGAGATAAATACAAGGAAGATGTAGATATTTCTAACCATTCGATTTTCACTCCTTTTAAATATGGGATGCAACAGTTAAACGACAAGGGAATACCGACTTACAAGTACATTGTTTCTGCTAAATCACAGCCGGAAATGGTCTACAAGGGCGTTACTACAATGATAAAGGATTACTGATATTATGTGGCAAGATATACTAAAGCAAAATCCCATTTCTAATATAGTTATTAGAGGGAATAGTGTGACTGCTATATACCTAGACCCTAAAAGCAAAGAAAAATTAAAAATGAATGTTAATATTCATGGAGATTCTTTAGACGGTAATATTGTAGATAAAGAAGGAGTTCAATTAACAAGAGCCTTTGCCGAAAAAATAGACGATGATGTTTTTCAAGCAAGAGATGTTAGTACAAAAACTGAATTTATGAGAAGAGGATATGCTGAAAACCTATATCATTTGATTGCCTATGCTTTAAGCAACCAAAACTATGATTTTGTTGGAGATATTGGACAAAGCGGGGAAGCAGATAATATGTGGAATAAAAATTCAACTTATGGCTCATGGGATATTCCCGAATATATGTGATAAAGGATATTGATTATTATGTGGGAAGATATACTAAAGAAGCCCTTCCATATACTTGACGGGACTAAACTTGATACATACGATGAGGTTTTTCAAGGAGTTCAAATTAGAGGGGAAACTAGGCATTGGACATTTGATTTTGATGAAGCAGTAGAATATGCTTTTTTTGGTAGCGAACAAGAGAGTACTCCTAGAGATGATGGAAAGCCAAAGGTATTCCGAGCAATTCCTAGTAAAAAATTCTATTATTTGTTGGCTGATAAAGAATATGGGGAAGGTGGCATGGGTAGAGGCATAGAGCCAACCTTTGAATTAGGAGAAGATTACTTTAAAGATGCTACAAAGAAAAAAGTTCCTGATGAAAAGGTGATAGAATCTATGCGTAAAACAATAGAAGGGGATAGACTTCATGGTACAACAAGTGCTACTAGGGATAATGCAAAAGAACATTTTGAAGAAATGCTAAAGTATTTTTAAATAGAAACCTATACAAAGAAAAGAAAACGAGGAATAATTATGTTTCAACAGCCCAACCTAATCGCCAACAATCCTAGCATTGCTAGTTCTTTCTTGCCTCCTCTAATGAGCGCAAGAGCCGCAGGTCCAGTTTCCGAATATTCTTTCGTGCAGATTAAACCAAAGAAGATGCTGAAAGAAATTACCAAGGTACTCAATGCAGAAAAAAAGAAATTCTTATTCATCAAATATGGCTGGAAATTTAATTTAAAAGACCGTTGCGTTGTCTGCGGTGTTCATCATATTTGGGAGAGCGGAGATTACATGCGACCCCCTATCCCACTAAGCCATGTCACTAAAGGTAGGCCGATGAGAGGTACTTATTGCCCTAAACACGCTACACATCATAGACAAATGGAAATGCTACAACAGCAAATACTGGCAGACGAGCATGGCTTAGATTTTAAGGCATTCATTCCAAGACCAAAAATGCCCCAAGTTTTATCTAAGGGGCCACTTACCACCTTATCAAAGGCCGATGTTGTTTCGCTAGTGGGCGTAGGTTGGATAGTTACTCCTCCTACTCCGACTACGGATGAAAATAAACTAGAAGAAGTAATACGACTAACAAACGAAATAAGAATATCTAGCGAGCGATTGAATACTATAGTGACTAAAGGTGAGGAATAATGGGCGTATTTGGAACAAGTAATGGGGCAGTAATGGGCGCAGTACAAGCGCAAAATGACACGCAGTTTAAGACTGTAAATAACCTGCTTTCTCTACAAGAAAACCATGTGGAAGAATTCTTTCAATATCACGGAGAACAGTTTTTATCTAGTTTAGAGCAATTGATGGAAGATGTAATTGACAGAAGTGTTAGTAGAATGCTAACTAAATTAGAGTTTCGTCAAGATTCTACTACTGGAAATATGAAAGTTAGTAGTGATAGCCTACGAGAATATGAGCAAATTACTCAAGAGAATATCGCTTTAGATATGAATGCTATCTTGAATTCTGCAATAAATAGTGAAATTATTAATCAAAGAAAAATGGCAAAACAACAATATCTTGAATCTCAAGGATTTAGTGGGGCTTCTAATCCCTCACATGGAATGCCACAACAACCAATTCAACAAGGAGCCTATGGCACTACTGGATTGGCTATGAATAATGGCAGTGGCTATCCTATACCTCCTAGTGGAAATGATAATTATGGAAGGCCTTACTGGATTGACCCTACAAATGGACAGATGAGTTATGAACCTCCACAAAGCGGTCTACATTTAGCCCAAAAAGCGCAGAAATTAGCGGCTTGGGGCAAGTGGTTAATGTGAAGGTGATTTACATTGGTCAACTTCAAACTGAATCGCACAACAACTTATAATTTAAATAAGGATACTTTAGAAAAGGATATTGTAGAACTTGTTTTTGATGAACATTTATCAACAGATTCTAAAATTTTAGATGATTTGGATTCGTTGGATGGAACAGAAGAAAATTTTCAAGAATTTGTTGATAAATTACAAGAGATAATAGTTCCTTTAGAACAAAGAACTATTGCTGATATTGTTAATGATGAATCGTATAATTTGAAGAATAGATTGATAATTGATTACTCTAAAAAAGAAACCGATAAAACTCCGATAATTCCAAGTCTACTTAATTATTCAATAAAGGATTTAGAGGCTCCTAATTTACTGAAAAGAGTTTCCGGCTTCGGCTCTTTTTCCGAGTTTAGAAAGCCTACAGATAAAGATATAGATGAAGCAAAGGAACTGGATGATGAGCAAATATCTAAATTACAAGATAGAGTCTATGTTCGTTTAGGCAAACTTCTCTTAGATGCAATAGACGCTAAATTGGAAGAGGCTGAAAGTAAATTTACAGAAGAGAAATTCTTCGAGGGAGAAAAATTCACTCTAGAAATAGACTTGGAAGAAAAATCACAAGTGCTTAGAGAACAAGGAATTGCAGAAATTGTTAGGGTCGGTACTGATACAGAAAGAGTAAAGGCACTTGTTAGTTTAGAAGATAAGGATGCATTAGGCGAAGCCGTTAAAGAATTATTTTCCGATGAAATTAAATCTAGGAAAAAAACCGATACTGAAATATTTTTAAGTTTGGATTTTGATGCAGGAGTTATTGCTAAAATCATTCTTCTCATTATGCCATCTGTTTTAGATTTAGATATTTCTAATAATTTGAAATTGACATTGGATTTTAAAAGTAAGGGTGAGAGACAAGTAATCGGAGAAAAATCTCACGATTTCATCACAGAAGGAGTGAAGAACTTAGTAGAGAATGTTAAATCTGTTAAGCCTAGAAGGACTGTAGAAGATTTGAAAATAGATATTCTTAGTACATATGAAGAACTATCTCTAGTCAATAAAAAGAGGAAGGATGGTCTTCTTGATGATGAAGATTTAAAGGAAGCAAAGAAGTTGTATAAGGAACTAAACTCCCTAGATACTCAATGGAAAGACCGACAACGGATACCTATGGCTGAAGCAGAAGCGGAGAAAACTAAGACTGCTGTAGTTAAACAAAAGAAGTTTATGTCTGCTGGATTTACTGGTGCTATTGAAAGAGATGTTATAGATAATATCAAAGCAAAGAATGAAGTTATGATTGAAATAGCCCACCAATATACTGAACTAAAATTCACACAAATGGCTAATCTAAAAGTAAAAGGTAAAGGTGACGATAGAGTAGGGCAATTCACCCCTACAGAAAGACCTCTCCTATATGGAAAAAGGGTAAAGATAGGCAAAAAAACAAGAATAGAAACCAAAGAAGAATACGCTGAAAGAATGGCTAGTTATGGTTTGTCCCATCTCCGCTTAATGAAAGATGAGGTAAGGACACAACAAGTATTTGTCTCGGATTTCATAAGTGATATACTAGGAAACTTTGACGATTTAGAAGAAGAACTTGCTGAATTAAAAGAGAAGGTGATATAATGCCAGTAGCATCCTCCCCCAGTGACTATACTTCAATTAACCCAAACTATGCTACAGGACAAGGTTTCTACACAGATATAGCCGCAGTTTCTGACCTACTACAAGTCACTCCTTTCACCTCCGGTACTAATCCTTCTGCCGCACAAGTCGGCTCCATTATTAAAAGAATAGAAGGGATGGTAGATGAAAAAATTAACCGTTCTTTTAGACCCATTATTTGGAAGAATGAGTTTAAAGATTTTGAATTTACTAGGAGTCCTATTGCTTCTTATTATGGTGGATATGTGGGTTTTATACAACTACAACAGATGAAGATTAGAAAGATTGTAAGCCTTAGAGTTTGGGAAGGTAATGACTATCGAGAATTAGCCTCGGCTCAAGGGTCCATTACCCTCTTAGACAACTTTAGAGATATACACTCTATTATTTTCCAACTACCTAACGGTGGAGTTTCTTTTGAATTACTAGCAGAAAATGATGTTTCCGCACTAGCAAACGATGAGTTTTGTACTACCTTCGGAATAAAGACCACTAACAATGAAATTGTTGATTTGATTAATGAGAAATTTCCCTCGAATACCTCTCAATTTACAGGAGCAACTGCTTCAAAAGAATTAGAAACTAGTAATCTAAATATTTCGGATTTCTTCTTTTCACAAAAAGACGACCAAGATGGTACTAAGGTCTTAATTTCATCTTTATTATCGGGAGATGATGGAGCAGGTTGCACACTAAAGGCTACTATTCAACAGTCTTGTACTACTAGTAACTCCAGCACTAGTTTGACTGTAGCCGATTCTAGTAAATTAGCAGTAGATATGGAAGTCACAGGAACTAATATCCCTGCCTCTACTACTATTTCTTCTATTGATAGTGGAACTACCGTCACTCTTTCCAAAGCCGCTACTGGTTCTGCCTCAAGTACACTAACCTTTACCACTACCAATGAAATCCCCACAGTCTGTTCTATTGTACCTTTTACTGACAAAGAAGATATGAAGCGTTTAGGAGACTTTTGGATGATGAGCGACGATGGAAGAATTTTCTTTTTGAAGAAGTATCCTTATCATAACAAGAACTCAATCATTGTTTCTTATGTTGCTGGTGATGGAAGAGTACCTTCTACAGTTCACGAAGCCACTACTAAATTAGTTGCGGCAGAAATTCTACGACATGACGACCAAACAATAATGATTGCTGAAACTGGAGCAAACATATCAGCGAAGGAGAAGTACGATTTACTTCGTACAGAAGGGATGGCTCTTATTGATGGTAAGAAAGACTTAGTGTATATGTTGGATTGATATGTGGAAAAAAATATTAAAAAATAACAGTGGTGGTAAAACCCACATTCCTTATCACACTAAAGTAGAATTTATGAATGGTTTGTATCGGGAACTTGTTGATACAATAGAAAGAAAGGAAGGACTTGAAGGTTTTGAGTTCAGCAATGGAATGATTTATTTTCCTAATTACATATTGAGTTTTAACCCAAATGTTGGCCGTCATAATGACGACTTTATATCAAAACCATTTGAAGAAATACAAATAACATTAGATGTAGATTGGTATGATTTGTGGTACAGAGGGTTTGAAGACGAAATAAATGAAATTGCTGATAATTTTGGCGAAGAATACAGATTAAAAGCAGAAGACCAAGGCGTTTATCCTGTCTATGAATACAATGCAGGTTCTCACAATAAAGAAAACGGTACAATTAGTGTGTTTTCAAAAACCTCTAATTCATTCATTGAGTCTTTAATTAAAAACATTCATAAAAAAATAGAAAGTAGATTTGACGGAAGGGATTGATATGTTGAAGATTACTGAAACCCTAAACTCTTTGATAGATAAACACAAAGAGCGTCAATTAGAAATGGAAAGGGTTTCTACTATTCTAGGAATCGACATTTCTTTCTCGGATGAAGAATTGGCTAGGTTCATCGAAGAGGATTTAGAAAGGGCTATCTCTCAATCAATAATGGAGGGAATGGTCTATGGATGAGGTCACTCTAATTCTAGATTTGCTGGATAATAATTGGTCTGCTTCTGCTACTGCTTTGAATCAAGCAGGTACTATTCCAGTAGCATTACCTAAGCCAAACCTAATTGATGTTAGAACTTTAGAAAAAGGACAGGGTGCTAGATATGACCTTTCTAGCAAAGATGTTATCATAGTTTTTGAAGATGGTAACACCATAGAATATCCTACGGTTCTTTATGATGTTCGCAATGAAACCTATACTTTCACTTTACACCTTCGTTGTATTCACGACGAGAGAGCCGTTGGTACTTCGTTCACAAGTTCGGGAGGGGCATATACAACCAGCAGTACCAACATGACCCTTACTTCAACTACGGGTATTGCTGTAGGCATGGAGGTCACAGGTACAGGAATCCCAGATGGCACAACAGTATCCAGTATCACGAATAGCACTACTCTTGTTCTATCGGCTACACCAACTAAAGCAAGAACTGGGCAGTCGATTAAGTTTAATTCAAGAGATTCTAATTACGGAAGAGATAGGTTAAGGTCTTTATACTTGATACTTCGTCATGCACTTGAGAGCAAACGACGGGGTTATACTGCAAGCGATGGTTCATGCTTTAGTTTATTGGAAGTTGGAAATCGAAGCGAAGCAAATGACAGAAAGAAACGACTCTTTGGATATAAAGTGACATTAACGGCAAAGAGATACGCACAGACAATCCCCTAGTAAGTTTGTAAAAGGGAGAGGGATTTTATGACGAACAATAATATATTTTTAGGAAGCGGTGCATCGGTGACATTTGTCCCCGAAGTTGATTTTACATTTAGAAGCAATGGAAATGTGACTGATAGTGGAACTACGGTCACTCTAAATACGGAAAATGTTGACACAGGTAAATTCCTTTTCGTGAATAATCTCTACCAAGGTTGTACTTTAGAGTACTACGCTGGAGGCCGTACTGCTAATCCAGCCTCTTCTTCTGCTAGTGGTACATTAGGAAGTGCCACTGTCACAACTGCTGGAACTCAAGTCACTGCGGCTCAAGCAATTATAGAAAATGCCGCAATCACTGGCCTTGGAAGCATGTCTTCTACTGGAGCAGAAGTTCACCTATCTCCTTCTGCTCATTCTACAGAACTTACCTTTGCCGCCGCAGATGGTGACGGACAAAATTATGGTGCGGGAGTTATTACAATCCAAAGAGCAAGTGCGGCGGGTGATTCACCGTTTGGTATTTTATTTGATGCGGCGGGAGACTCTGTTGCTAGTGATGCTGGTTTTGATGAATTTGTAGAAGTAAGTATTGCTAATTCTGCTACTGCTATCCAATGTGCTGTAGCAGTTCAAACAGCACTAAATGGTGCGGGTGGGCTTACTATTACTAGAAGCGGTGCTGTATTAACCATCACTAATAATACAGGTGGATATGTTGGCAGTGGTACTATGGCAGTGGCCACCGGCGGAGATAATAGCGGGGACTTTGTAAGTATTGGGAGTGATGTTGACGGTGGAGTAGTTTCACTAGGAGATGCTACTATTATTAATGCTGGTTCTAGCGTTTCGGGAGCAGATAGTCTTACTTTGTCTGTTGCTGGTACTAATCCAGTTATTGCCTTTACTACTACTGGGGCTGGAGATGTTGTGACTTCTCCTACTTCAATCCATAGAATAATCTCGAACACTTCTACCAGTTTTACATTTTCTCCAGCAATTACTACTACAGTTAGTGCCTCTGCTGACTTTTTCGTACTAAAGAGATATGGCGCACCATTACCTGCTCCAGCAACTTCGTCGGTCAAGCGTCTAGCGGCAGACAATTGGTTAGGTGTTGTTGATTCACTAACTTTCCCCGAAAATGAAATAGAAAATAAACAAGTCAATCTTATGGTTGGTGGTTCTAGAAACTACACATACCAATACAAAGGAATCGAAACCGCAGGGGCTACTGATTTAGGAGTCATGGCAAATCACGGTGCTTGGCTTTACTATTTCTTTGGTAAGGCTACTGTTAGTGCTACTTTGGATGCTACTGATAATGCCGCTAGCGATATAGCGGCTGATGTTGCTGACAAGTTTTATCTAAACCCCGACAGAAGTTCAACAGGAAACCATAGACAGGCTCCACTATTCTATCGCTCTATTGGTACTATCCTCACTCCTCCTGTTTCTGCTTTAGACGACCAACATACTGACTTAGATGAATTGACTGCTCCTACAGGAACGGCCACTTCTATCACTAATCCAATCACTTACACAATGACAGAAGAGGATGGAGATAATCTACCATCGTTCTCTTTAGAACAATCCTTTTCTAAACTCTCATCTAGCAATACCTACAGAACTGAAACAGGTGACGCTGATGAAACAGAAAACTTTGTTAGAATTGCTAGAGGAAACCGAGTCAATACTCTCAACCTCACTGCTAACGAAAACGAAGAACTCAAGATGAGTATGAACTGCATGGTTCGTTCAATTCACAACTTAGAAAAGACTGAATCTTATGAGGCTAGAAGGGGAGTCACTGATGAAACTTCATTCATCAACTATGATTCTACTGATTCTTTCCGAGAACCTTTCTTCTTTTCCGATGGACAAATTAAGATGTTCGGACAATCGTTCTTGAAGATTACTAGTTTCAGCCTAGCCATGAATAATACACTTACTGATAAGCGATTCATTGGAATTGGAAGTCGAGGAGTTAAGGATGCTATTCCAGCACAAAGAACTTACGAAATGACTTTCAGTGCTATGGTCACTGATGATGCAATGTATAATGAACTAGTCAATACTTCCGAAACTACAGATAGCCAAGTTGAGTTAGTTTTCACAAAGGGCAACGGAGAAAAGATTACTCTCAAGTTTAGCAACTATTTCCTAACTTCTAACTCTTGGCCTATGCCGGAAGACAAAGGAGCAGTGACTATTGAAGGCACTATCCAAGCAAGAAGTTTGCATACTTGTGAGGTCATAACACATTGGATTTTACAAGGATGATTATATTCCACCAACACCGTTTGTTTGTTTGTTGGTTTTGAAGGTGGAGAAAACTATGGAGAAAAATACCGTAAAAAATAAGAGTGTATTATTTGCACTACAAGAAGAGAAGTGTCACGAATTAAGAGTGTCACCGGAAAGCGACGAATACCTTAAGGTTTGGATTAGAGAACCTACATGGCTAGAAGTAGAACAGGCTATGACTTCTCTAATGAACATTGATGCCAAGACACAAAGTTTTGATATTGACCTAAATGGAATGTATCGCTACCTAGTAGAGAAGTTTGTTGTTCGCACAGAACCAACTCTATCTACTCTAGAACTAATTAGACTCACGCCATATATTGGCTCACAACTGAAAGAAGTGCTACCTAATCCAATGGAAGCACTAGCAGAGGATTCAGCAAAAAACGAAGAGTGAGAGATGCCCTTAATGGTAGGAGTAAAGACCCTGCTATGGCATCTCTCTTAATCACCTATACATTGTCCAGCGCATTATCAATAAGCCCCTTAGAAGTGATGCAAATGCCAGCAAGTATGGTGATGGACTTTTTGTATATACACAGAAATGTAGAAGAACTTAAAGCCGAAGCCATGAACAAGGAAATGAATAAGGTGAAGTGATAACATGGCTGAATTAAATTTGGAAAAAATCAACAACAATATGTATGGTTTAGTCCAAATTCAAAAAGAAATGCTTACTATTCTAAGAGCATCTAGTACTGCTATGAAAGCACAAAGCAAAGCAGTGGAAACTTTGGGGGAATCTGCTAAAAAAACTACTAAAGATGTTGCAGAAGTAGAAACAATACTTACTAGATTTATTGGTAGTGCGGAAAAGGGTTTTTTAAGAAGAACTAGCGGCCCTGCTGGTATTTTCCACAAGTTAATGTACGGAGTCCCCGGATATTTCATCTTTAAAAATCGTATGGATACCATGTTATCCGGTATTGATACATTCATTGCCAAGCCCTTAGCAGGGGGGAAGAAAGAGGGTTTTATTGGTTCTGTTCTCTATGGAGTTGGGGGTTCTTTTAGGAAATCTAAAGAGCAAATAGAAACTGTAATGGAACTGGCAAAAGGCCCTAATAAGATGCAAGGCCCTGCATTTCAAACTAGAAAGGATAGATTGTTAGGTCTTTCTCCCAAAGGTCCGGCAGACTTAACCTTAAAGAAATTTTTTACTCAATCTAAATTATTATCTTTTATTTCTAAGAGTTCAATTGCTGTTAAAAAAGAACTCAAAAATAAAAAGAAGTTGTCACGATATACTTCGTGGTTGGGTAGTAAGTCAGTTTCCATGTATAAAAGATTAGATAAGGTGTCTAAAAAAGCAGGTATGTTTTTCACCGTTTCCTTACTTGTAATAGGAAAGGCGTTAGCCATAGGATTACTTGTAATTCTCGGCGTATATGCCGTCGTTAAACTTGCTAAATATTTAGGGGTGACTGGAGAGGGATTAATGAAGTGGGCTGAGAACATTTTAGCAGTATCAATGGTAGGTCTTCGTACAATAGGGAGAGGATTAGGTACTGTTATTGACGGCTTGACTTTGATGTATGAGGCTATTTTTGAAGACGGTAGTTTTTCCGACTTACTGAGTGGTTTTGTTACCACTCTTAACGGCCTATTAGAAATGGCAGTAGGCCTACTAATTATTTTATTATCTCCTGCCTTGGCTGGAATAATGACCATATTGGGTCAAGAAATAGATGATATAAAATACTCTTTTGGGAATCAATTAAATAAAATAGCATTTACTATCATGGCTATAGGAGCCTTAATTGCGTTGTTTCCTATACTCGCTTTAGGTGTAATATCATTACCAGCCATTCTTGCTGGTATTATTGTGGCGGCAATAGGGGCTATTATTTTGGCAATAAACCCATTCGCTAACGGCGGTGTGACTAAGAGCGGCCTCTCCTTAGTTGGAGAAAGAGGACCGGAACTAGTAAGACTACCAAAGGGAAGCCGAGTACATTCTAATCAAGAATCTAGAAAGATGGTTAGCAGTGGAGGAAATAACATCACCGTCAATATTAACGGTAGGGTTGGGTCTTCCGACAGTGAATTAAGAATTATAGCACAGAAGGTTGGTAAGATGATTAACAAAGAAATCAACAGAACGACTTCCTCTAGAAGTTTAGGAGCATGATAATATGAGCGCATTAGACCATGTAGTATTCTTGAAATTCGGGGCATACCGAACTGACGACTTATCTATCAATACCATTCCTTTGAAGGTCACTAGTCTTAGCATCAGTACTAACAAGACAATTCCTTCTATCGAAGTTCCTCTATCGGGAGCGTTATCCGGAGAATCAGTAACCGCCGCTCTAGACTTGGGTATGGCTTCTAAAAGCGTGAGTCTACAAGGTTTCATCACAGAACAGGCTATCAATAAAAAATGGAATGGGCTGGCTACAGAAGATGAAGGCCCTAGGATTTACACTCCAATTGAAATAGCACAAATGATTCATTCTAGTGTAGACTCTACTGGATTACAAACATTCCAATCTATCAACGAACTAGTATTTCTATATGATTCTAAGGTAGGGGCAGACGGCAACGCTAGAACTGCTACCACTATTCCATTCAACTACGCTTCTAGAGGGGAAGGTGGTAAGTTAGACAACTACGGAACTGTTGGTAGAGTAGTCAGTGACTTTCCTACTTCTAGTACTTCCGAGGGAATGAAAGGATTCATTAGAAGTTTTGAATCTACAATAGACTCGGAAACTATTGATGTGGGTTTTAGTATGCAGTTTGAAATTGCAGAAGTATTCCCAAGTGGAAAGGTTGCTACCAAGTTAGCCGACGCTCTTTCTTGAGGTGAAATTATGTATCGAGTATTAACAGGAAAGCAAAGAAGTTTAGTCTTCCCTGTAATGTGTAATGGTCATGTGAAAATAGACTATTATGATAATATTGCGATAGGAGCAGATTCTAGCATTGGTAGTAGTGATGATGTAGTGTATGGGCCTTGGTCTTTAGACGACGCTTTTACTATCGAGGCTACTGTGACACCATACGACTTAAACGGATACGGTAGGCATAGTGTAGGAGCCTTAAATTATGTATCAACAGACTCCGGAAAGGTAATGCCAGCAATTGACAAAGATGTGACTCAAACAGATTATGTTTCTCATTACTATTTGGCTGAAACTGCAAAACACACACATGAGATGAGAATATTCCATAGTAGTAAGGTGCAACTTTCTTTGATAAATACTACTTTGCATAATGAAAACCAACCGGCAGAATACAAGATTAAATTTTCTGTTACACTGGGTACTACTACTCAAAGTCTAGAAACTTCTGCATTAATTTTGCCTTCTAGTGGAATTAATTGGCCGCTTGGTAGTCACACACAAGTCTCGTATGCTAAAGGTATTTTTGACTCCAATGGTAAATACAGTCATGTCTATGCTAGAACAACAAAATCTAGTGGGAATAGTGGGACTACTTTGACCTTTATTTCCACTGCAAACAATATACTACACGAAGGCCAAGAACTATTCATAAAGAATGGATTTGGTTTTACTTCCATAGGAAAGGTTGCCGCCACTCCATCGTCTTCTTCCGGAGATTCTTTTGCAGTGACTTTGGATACTTCTCAATCTACTGCACTAAATTCAACAGACCTCTATATCAAAGCACCAATGAATCCATCTTATGTTGATGGGCTATTTCACATAGCCGCTACTTATGATTCGGATAGCAAAGTAATGGCAATTTATTTTAATAATAGTGAAGTGGCAAGTGCTACCCATTCGGGGAGTGGGACATTTGCTATGGATAAAGAAGATTTATTTTTGGGTGCTAATGGTAGCGGGGCTACTGGTACAAATAGTGCGACCACTAACAAGCAATTTATGGGAGAGTTTCACGAATTTGCTATGAGTAGGGGGGCTAGAAATAAATTCAATGTCAATAATTTAACCCCTAGATTTGCAGACACAGTACTTTACTTTAGATTCGAGGAGATAGACCAATGACAGTATATGCTATGCGTAAGGGTACTGCAATAAATCCTACTGTGGAAGCCACTCTAGGAAACGCAGGTAACAATGTCAATTTCGATTGCCCTACGAATCCTATTATTCACGATACGCTTACTTGTACTGATACCCATAGAATGTTCACTTACATATCTACTGATGATTCTAATAATGACATTTTCGTTCAGCAATTACAAGGTTCGGATTCTGCCGGTACACAATATTCCAATTTAGAAAATACCGAGGGGTACAAAATAAAGTGCTATGATAGCATTACTGAAGAAGGCATTCGCCTAAATTCTACTGATAATGGCTATAATCACTATGTATTGATAAACTCGGATAGTGGATTAACTCACCACTTTGCTAGAATTACACAATTTACTACTGATGATGTTGCAGGGGATAGTTTTGAATTTGAGCCGAGACTAGGTTCTTCTATTACCAAGGACACTAAATTCATGGTATTTAGAGGAGATGATGAGGATGAATCTACTATAGTGGCGGTGAGTAGTGGTGTTCTTGCTACTGAAATTACTGCGGGTAGCACTACCTACAGAATGAATAAATCATTGCTATGTTCTAAACCCCTATTTTACTTTCACAATTCTAGACTAGATAAGAAGAATCAACTTGACCACAATAAAAAATATTATGTCAAATATGCTTCTTCTCAAATGGGCAGTGCTACCATTAGTTCATTTGTGACAAACACATTTATTACTTCTCAAGACTATGGTTTTTCTGTTAAAGACTACAGTAAGTTTAACATTAAAACTGCGCTTGTTGACAATTTAAAGGTACTAGACGACCCCAGTACTAGCAGTTATACTAGCACCAAACAGACTTCTAATGAAGGATTGACATTAGTGAATAATGACTTCACAGATTATGATGAATCGTTTTACCATGCTAGGCGTGACGACAACAATGTGAAATCCGCTCTCAATCTAGTTGGCCCATATCGGTATCTTCACTACGGCTATTCTCCCGAAACAGCCAACGAAGTCCCTATGGTTATTAGCACCAATTTGAAAGAATCATTTGGCGGGAGGGGGGGTTATGCGGAGTCAAGAATTGTAGACACCTCCCGAATCATGTCCTCAAAGGTAGGGGAGTTTGAGGCTTTTAGAGTTCGACAGCAACAGCATAGGGGTGAGTTCTTTGAATGGTTCCCCCTCAAGGCGACAGTGAAGGCAAATGTCACAGGAAATGAGTACACATTTACTACAGAAGAAGGATATGATTTAGCGAATTTGTTATCATTAGATGATGAAATATTAGTAGGGTCTAGAGTAGTAAGAGTTGATACAATTGATGCTTTCAATGCTAGTGCATTTACACAAGATATTACTTTCACTACTAGTTCTAGATTAGACACAGAAAGTTCCTTCTCTACCTCTTCCTATACACTAAGCGCAGGTGATAGATTATATCGTAGAGCCTTTAGTTCATCTAAGAGCAATCTACTCACTACCTTTCCTTTCATTGAAGGAAGAGAAAGTCAACTAAAAATAGTTTTCTTGGATAAGAATTATGCAGGACTTGAAGCGACTGTAACGAGTTCAAATAAAGACCAAAAGTTTCTAACTCTATCCTTCAATAACTCAATAGGTAAAAAATACAATGTTGCTTACACTTCTTTGGAATATGTCTCCGGACAATATATCATTGAAGTAGAGAGATTCAACGGAGAAATAGAACAAATAGAAATAGACAAAAATATGGGTATGAGTACTATGACTATTTCCGGTAGGGATAACTATTCAAAACTAATTTCTCCAATAGTAAATCGTAATTCTAATTTTTCGGAGGATATTATCTATTCAACTAGAAGTCCACACAATAAGTTAGAACTTGTCGGGGTTTTGGACAGTGGGGGAGATTTAACTTTTAACAATAAAACCTTTGCTATCACTAATTTTAGTACTGGTTTAGTAAATAAAAAACTATTTGTAAAATACACAAATGGTGTAGTAGCGTACATAGGAGAGGGAGCGACCACAACACTAAACTTTCCATCAATAGGAAAAACTACAATATCTTTGAAAAATTTACCATTGGCGGAAGCAATGAGTACTGATACTGTCAATGAAATACAACTATGGAAAGAAGTAGAAACAAATTATATTCTAAATAAAGCCCTATCTGCTAACAATAAACTACCCACCTTTGCTACTAGCCTAGGGGGAAATAGTGACAAGGGATTACTTTTCAACAGTGGCGAAAAACTAGACGGTACTCTACTGAGTGGGAGTACTACTTCTAGAACTTCCGGAGTTGATAGCAATGCCGTTGGATTTCATATACAACACCCCTCTTCTATAGGAAAGGAAGAAGCGTTCCAAGCCAAACTAAGTGATGGAGGTACAAATTATGAAACCTTTGAAACAGTCAATACCTTGATTGATTTTACTGTTTTGAACACCTCTACTGTAGATGGAAAAACCACCATAGAATTAGCCCCTTACTTCCCTGTAACTTTAGGAAGAGTAGACCATAATGATAGCGATACTTACGATACCACATTAACCACAATAGGTGTTACTACTAGTAGTGGTAGTGGTTTTGATGTTGATGGTAACAAATACCTAGACATTAACCCGTCCAATACTTCTACTATCAAGACAGTGGCAGATGTAGGGTTGCCTATTTATTTGAGTTCTGTATTTGTAGGATATTGTACTCAAGTAGTATGCTATAATACAGTTTCAAGTGGGGTAGATACTTGGAGAGTTTTCTTAGATAGGGCAGTAAATAATTTCAGTTTGGGTGAAACCATTTCTACATTAGGGTTCACAACTACAGCAAATAATCAGTATTCCGGAAAAAATACTCACAATTTGTACCTAGTGAATGGAGAGCATTTACATGGGGGTAAGATGATAACTCTATTGAATTCTCAATATGGAATTGAAGCAGGAGTTGATTATGGGGCTGATGATATGCAGAAGCCAACCTACTACAATTATCTTAGACCAACTACAGCACTAACTCACGAATTGGTCGAAACCTATGTTGAAAAATATGGAGTTCCTCTTTACAAAATAAACCACATAGAGAAAGGAATTTTTAATAGAAAAACACAAGTGATTGCTAGTAAATATCACACTACTGATGTTAGTACCGCAGAAAAGGAAGAGGTTGGTAGGGCTTCCGATGCTAATTACTATGATGGTAGTAGTTCGGTTCAATACTATGCTTCGTCCTACAAAATGAATCAAGGAAGAAGTTCTACCGCCTTAGAAAAAATACCTAGTAGATTTAGAGAAACTTCTCATTTACACTTGCCAGTTGAGGAGAGGGGATATTTCCCTGCTAGTGGTTCACTATTTTGGGATTATGTGGTACATGAAGCAGGTCACTCTAGAGATAAAGTTTTTACTTCACACGACTCTACATTAGGTGGTAGAATTAAATCTAACTTTTACATTAAAGATTTCTTGGAACAGTTAGACCCTAAAGCCGCTAGACTTTTCCTATTTGCGACTTCGGATTTATTACCGTATAGTAAATTGAGAGATGATAGTCTGTTCTACTCTAATAGGGATTTGAAAAACTTTAGTCTGTATTTGTTGAACAAACCAACAGAAGATACTACTTCCGATAAACATTCTAAGTATGGAGGTTCTGGAAAGGCAAAGAAATACCTAGACAATGATTATGATACGGCTAACATCTTAGAATACGATGTAGAAGACATTACCAAAATGACTACTTTTGGTTTAATGAGATTAACTGAGTTAGTTTTCGATTCAACTATGAATCAAATAAACCCCGAACACCTTCCAAACAAAACAAAAACAATGAGAATCTTCAATTATCACTTTTATGAATTTACAGATTTAGGAACGACTTTTGGCTTTAGAGATTCCGACGATGCTATACTCACTACTTCAGATGTGAGTTCTTCCCTAAGTGCAAATGACATTATTTGTGACAGCGATGGAAATATGATTGGGGAAGTTTCTAGTGTTTCGACCACTACAATAACGCTAAAGAATTTGTATCATGGGGATTCTACTAGAAAGATAGTAAAGACAACTAGTTCGGGAGGAATTGCTACAGGTAATTTATTCAAGGCAGTTAAACGGCAAGCCATATTTAGAGGACATGGAGATAGTAAGGGGGCTTCCGAGTTTGATTCTAGTATTCATCCTTTGATTTCAATACTTCACGGTGGTAAGTTTGAAAATGATACTTCTACGACAGAGATAGGAGGCGCACTAAACGGACTCACTGCTACTAGCAATCACCATAGTCATTTAATCCTACCAATGACTCAAGGTAGTTCTAGTAATAATGCTCCGTTCATCGACAACTCTGCTGTGACGGGGCATTCTAGTCTATTATTAAAACACTATAATTCTCTTTTAGACGCTACTGTCAATGCTACCACTCCTTCTCAATTCCTAAGATATGGGTTTATGGGAGTAGTATTAGATAGATTCGACACGGAAGATGGCTCAATTCTATCGGAGTCGGGAACAGTAACTCCGCCAATCAACAACGCCCATTTAAGAGAATATCCAAATGGAACTTTGCTAAATTATGGATTTACAGTAAGACCTAATCTATTTGACAATCCAATAGGAACCGTAAGAGGTGGCAATAGTAGTCTAGAATCTACAACGACTAGCGACGGAGAAGGGGTCTATATGGGATTCAAACTTAGAATTAAACTACCTAGTAGTGCTTCTGTAAGAGGACCATCGGGAACTACCTTGTATAAATACACATTAAATTCCAGTGACTATCCATATTTAGATTTCATTAAAGACTTAACAGGATGCTATTTAGTATCGGAAAAGGGGATAGAATACGGAACTGGCACTACCATTACACAAACAGTGGACTTAGATACACAACAACCCGCAATAAACAACACATCCCCTTCTTCAATGGGTTATGTAGTGACCCATGAAATAGACAGTGGTAGTTCTACTAAAAGACATATAGTACTAAGTGATGTTAATTTGCCTACGGGATACTATAGGGTTATGCAACCTAATGAAACTTGTACTTACGAATATACTCCTAGTAAAATTAAAATAAACACTTTATCATCGGAATATACTAAGATGCCATATAAGAATGAAACCTATAGTACAATTAAAGACTATTTGATAAAGGGTGAAAACTCCCCTAAGAGAAGCCTAACATATAGCACTGGTACTGCAATAGAAAACATGGGACATAACGAAGGAGTGTTGTCTATGTATTGTACTGTAGACTTAGATGGAAAGGTGGTCAGTGGTACAAAGGAACATGTTGTGTCTAGAAGCCCGCTATTGGCTTTATATCAATTCGCTGATATAGAAACTAAGAAGGCAGAAATACCTTCGACACTATGTATCAGCGACGGTAATACCGCTTTCAAAACCTCAACTGAAATAGATTGGTTAGGGACTGGAGATGGTGACATTGTAGGAAGGGGTCTTGCCATTACCTTTGGGAAACATAAGTTGACTAAAGGCATAGTTTCATTATCGGATACCATTACTATCACCACGAATAAGAACCTAAAAGGTAAGCCAGTTAGGGCAGTCATAGGTACTGGAGTTACTATTGGTGAAGAAACAGAAACTCTCATCAATAATCTCTTTGAAGAAAATGACATAGAATTTACTACTGGCTACTCCGACGACTACCCCTTAATTGTAGCACCTAATCTAAAAGGAACTGATTTATTTTCAGCAATTAACTATCTAATTGAAAAGAAAAATAAAAGATTGATTTATGACAATAATAAATTTTCAATCAAGGACCAAAAGGATTCAGCATTTTCACCTAAGATAACAATTACAGATGCAAAAAACGAATTACAAATTGTGAACTTTAGCCAATCTGATGTTCTCTTTGACTTCTACAATGAAGTTAGAGTTTATTCTAACGATAAAATAGCAGTTAGAAAGAACGGAAGTAGTATTCGTGAAAGAGGAAGAAAGGTATTGGAAATTAACGACAATAGCCTATCTACTCAACAGGAAGTAGACGATAGGGCGTATAACCTATTAAGATTACATTCCAGTTCTAACAAGAAGATTTCTTTGGAACTAGGTCATAGGAATTTAGGACAAGTAAGACCATCGGATATTATAGGACTTGAACTATTACAAGAAGGAATTGCATACTCTAAATATGTAATTTTAGAAATGGAACATACTCAAATTGGTACTATCAAATTAGAACTTGGTAAATTCACTAAAGGCTTAACGGATAGGTTTGCTGAAATTTTGAAGAATACTAAAAAGATAGAGGCTCAATCAAGAAGCGATTCTTTCGATAATGTTCGTACATCTAAAGATTTCTTTGAGAAGATAAGCCTAACAGAAAGAAAAATCGTTGTCAAGAAAAGGGCTAATGCAAGCGCAAACTCTTTCAATCTTGGGTTTGAGCAGACACTAGGCTTCGACCTAAATTTAGGTCTATCGGCTGGCGGAAATACCCTTGAAACAATACTGGAGGATGAATTTTGATAGTAGATTCCGTTAGAGAAAACATTGCCTTGCATTTGAAAAACACATTTACAAAGGCTAGGGTGGGAGTGGGTGGTAACTCTACCAATCCGGCATCTATTAACCTAGATGTACCCATATACGATATTTCTGCTTCTTCTACTACTAGTGACGGGAACATTGTAGATTTCAAATTCACTCTCTTGGGTTCCTCCGTTGCTGGATACACAATAAGAGAAATAGGAATTTTCAATAGCGGATACACAGAAATGTTGTCTAGAGTTACATTCGATGGAATAGGGCCATTTACTTCCGGAGAAGAAATTGATTTTTACATTAGCATAGAGGTTGAGTGATATGACAGACAGCAGAAACATAGGACAGTACAGTAGATTTCATTCTAACCCCGCAGGTAGTGGCTTAGTTGATGGCGTAGATTTCCCGCATAGTGGTTTGCTCAAGGCATTATCGGTAGGGTTGCAGAATAGTTATGCCATTCTAAACGGAACTACAGCAGACGCAACTAAAAATTTTAGCATAGTACAGACAGACTCTAGCGGAAATACGCAATTCTTAGTGAGGGCAGGTAAGGTCATTAGAGATGGAAAACTAATGCCAGAAATCGCTACTGCTACTTTCACTCAAGGAACTCCTTCTACCTTCGATGAACCTGCCTCCGGAAACGCATACTTCGTCTTAGTGGTGACTAGTGACTCTACAAATGTATTGGCCATTAGAGGAGATAAGGCCGATACTGATGTAGTGCCACAACTAACTTCGGGTGATATTCCTATTGCTATAATTAAATTGAATGCGGGTGGGACTGTGAATGATAGGTCTATTCAGTATTTGACTACGGCTAAGAGCGAAAATTCAGTGAGTATCGGCTATGATGCTGGAAGTACTACCTACACAGAAACAAGTGCTATTACTGGAACCAGTGAGGGATTATTTATTTCGGGCATAGGGTCTGCTACGGTTGAAGGTACTGATAAGGTTTTAATTCAAGATACTAACGCTACGGGAGTGAATGATGTTATTAAAACCGTTACTGCTTCTTCTATAGCCGCATTAGCACCACAGGGAGATATTACTTCTGTTGTGGCGGGTAGTGCTTTAACTGGTGGAGGAACAACTGGAGATGTTACACTAAATGTGGGTGTTGATGATTCCACCATTGAAATTAATTCAGATGCTTTAAGAGTAAAGGACGATGGAATAACTTATGCTAAGATTCAAAATGTTGTTAATGACGAAAGAGTGTTGGGAAGAGTTTCTGGTGCTGATGGTGTAATTGAAGAATTAACTCAAGGGCAAGTATTAACTTTTTTAGGCGACCCTCTTCAAGATGCAGACTTTACAAGCAACGGCTTTATGAAAAGAAACGGTGTTGGTAATTATACAGTAGATGGTAATACCTACTTAACTGCTGAGGCAGATACATTACAAACAGTTACAGGAAGAGGTGCTTCTACTTCAATTGGAGTCGTATTAAATGGAGTTGTTAATTTTGGTTCAACTATTATTCATAATAAAAATGCCGCACCAAATAATGCCGCTACCATTAATCCAACAATTACTGCTACTATGAATTATCTTAATGACCCTTCGGGTACTGCTACCTTACCTGCCCCTACTGCTTATACTGATACGGTTATTACAATTAAAAATGTTCACCCTACTACTATGACAATTACCCCTACAGCAGGAACTATTGATAATGGTTTAATCAATCACGATAAAAGAGTCACTGTAACTAATACAATTAAACTACTACAAGGTGAATCTATTACATTACAGGCTATTGCTGATGGTGGTATTGCAGGTGTAGCAGAAGGATGGTATATTGCTGATACCGATACTAGCGGCGGTTCTAGTGCTGTCGCCGCAGTTGAAGGAGTATCAACTTTAGCGTTGAGTGGTAGTGTAACAGTAGCAACAGGTCAAACATTCGTTTCTCCAAGACTACCAGTTGTTAGTTTAAATACTTCTACTACTTTAACAGAAGCAACTCACGCCGGAAGATACATCTTTGTTACTGGAAGTGGCACTGTTATTACGATTCCCGACAATCAGGGTGCAGGTGTTCATTTCACTATTGTCAATAACGACGGTAATGGTTTTACATTGCGAACTGGGTCAGATAGTAGTACGGGCGATAACATGAATGGCGCACAAACTGATATTGCAGTAGCGGCTCGTAATGGTGTTACTTGTATTTCAACTGGAACTGATTATGTTGTTTTGGGGGCATGATTTTGTATCTTGCTATTGCTGGTTCTTGTGCTGAACAGGAGGCTAATGCTGTTACAACAGTTAATCCAAACTTATACAATTTGGCTTCTGTTAAAGCCATACATGAAACTGCCGGAAACAATGCAGTAGGAATTAACTTTAACGCTGGTGCGGCTAATTCCGCTTGGATGACTGGTATGCAAGTAATAGGTACAGATATGTATATTTCAAATAGAGGGAATGGGAACTCTTTTGATAGCAACCATGTATTTTTTTCAAAGTTACCAATTAGTTCTACTGGAACAGGAGCAGTTGTAAGACAAAACCCTGCGGGGGCGGGGGCGGGGTTATTAAACAGTTGTGATGGTTTTGGTTTGGACAGCACTGAAACAAAAATAATTATTGCTGACTTTCACGGAAATAGAATAAGTAGTGGGACTCTTTCTCAAAGCGGTAGTAGTTTAACATTTTCTCCAACTGGTAGGGCTTTAGCCGGTGGAGGTGGCGTTAGATACGCTCGCTGGAATGCTGATGGTTCTGGGTATTATTTTGGTTACGGTCAATCAAACGGCCTATCAGTAATTAAACAGTACGCAGTATCTACTGCGAACTATGTAGTTGAAAGGAACGATACATTTGTGGGTAGCATTCAATTATCACATAACCTCATATCTGACTTAATTTTCAATCCTAATGGCACTAAGATGTATGTTTCTCAACATACTGGATATATTTACGAATATGACTTATCAATTGCTTACGATATTACAAGCGGAACGCTCATTACTACCTTCGATTTGACTTCTTTCTATGGTAATGAGGGTACATCTCCGTGGCGACCAACAAACAATACTGGAACAACACCGTGGCTTTCCGGTATATCTTGGAATGATGATGGAAGTAAATTATATGCCATTTCATTATGGGGTATGACTGAACAATCTAAAGTTAGTGGAACTGTTGGTCCGGCAACACTAACAAATGCCGACTTCACTGGTGGTCACGATGGAGTAGATTCAAACGGGTCTAAATATAGAACTAACACTATGCCAGTTATTGAATTTAGAGTGCAATGATAACTAAAGAAAAACTACTGGATATGGTGGTTGTTGTGGTTGCTATAATTTATCTAGTGATGCTTTGGTGGTCGCCTTCTTTAGTAGGTAATAGGTATTCTTAAAAAAAATAGTATTTTTTCAAATCGCTTTTGCACTCCGGAAAAAAATCCATAAAAAAATGGCCACCCGATTCGCCCCAAAATAGAGCGAGCCGAGTGGCCAAATTACTTCCAAATATTACCGCAGTTGCGGCATTCCCATAACTTTACTTTTTTATCCGAGCCTAGATAAAACCCCTGTAACCTAAACGCAATAGTAGACTGGCTACATTCACTGCATTTCTGCTTTAGCGTCATTTCAAGTCGTCTTTGTTATCTCGCATAAGCCGTTGCATGTATTCTTCAACGCTTTGTTCTGTTAGGTTCGAGCCACCAAAAGCGGCAAAGAACAGCAGAACTACCACGATAAGGAAAGCAAACAAACCAACCCATTCCCATGTATCCATCACCAATCAACCTCCAAGTCTAAAAATTCTTCTTTTTCTATTGAGAAGGCTTTGACTAAGCCGTTCTCTTGACCATGCTTCCAAAGGTCATATACGATTTGAGTATCCTTCATACAATACTCTACAACCTCTTCGTATCTACCCATCTTCCAAAGTTTAGGGGCTTCTGCGCTTTCCATCAATTTATCTTGTTTTAGCGTATTTTCTGCTAAGTTCTGTAACTTAAAACGCTCACCAAAGTTGCTGGTCAAGTACCGGCTAGTGTCGATGTACTGCTTATTGTCTAAGTATTTTCTAACGCAATAAATGTCTAGAGAATTTTTTAAGATGGGTAAGTCGAAAGCACCTATGTTGTGGCCTAACAAAAGACCGCCTTCTTCTTGGTGCTTCTCCAAATCATACTTCAACTCCGACATATCCTTCACACTAAATCCGGACTTTGTAAGGGCTTCTACACTATCCCCTACTTCTTCCTTAGAGAGATAAACATTTCCTGTTGTGCCATTCCATGTGGCCACAGTAGAAACTTGGAACATGTGTGTGTTACCAAACCCACCTATCTCATGGGACATGTTTTTTGTTTCTATGTCCAACGCTAGTACATTAGACATGTAATCACTTACCGCCATCAGTAGCCCAAAGTTTGTTGATTTTTTCCGTAGCAGGGTCAGCCTTAGTTTCTTCTTCGCCAATGCTTCTCTTTAGGAAAGCAACAATGTTCATGTTTCCTACAGTAATCATTGTAGCGCATTCCCATCCTTCTTCTCCGTATGTATTCAACGCTTCAATGATAACTTTCGGTCCCTTTGTTACATCGAACACGATGAATGTATTTTCGTATTTTTTCATTTTCTTTCACCTTCTTTTTTTAATCTAACGAATACTGCTCGGTTGTCTTTTGTTTCCTCAAAATATCCTTCGACTTTATCCCAATGATTGTACCCTGTTGCTGGACTTACCTTTTTTGTAGTTCGGTAGTTCTCCATCATAGATTTCTTAGGAACCCAACCGTCTACATCATTGATTCTACGAACTTGAGTTTCCATCAAATTTTCATAGACTTCCAAATATCCCGCTCCAATCGTTTTTGCCATACCGGACTTAGTGACCCGTAGGCTTTGAGCAAACCACGAAATCAATGATTTATAGCAGTTGCGGATAATGAAGGCGGATTGATTAACATTTCTAGCAGTGACTACGAACTGTTTTTTAGGGTCTTTTATGTCCTTGGCTTCTACTACAGAACAAAGGTAGGCAATCCTACCCATCATTATATTCATCCTTGTCAAGAAGGTTCTAGCGGCCTCTCTAGTCAATCCTTCTTCTGCCTTTACCATTTTTCTCAAGTCATGCATTCTTAGGCGCATAGCATCTCTAAAATCATTACCCCTTCTAATTACCTTAGTTGGGTTGGGTGCTTCTATTTGATTCCCTTGTTCATCGTACTTAGCAGTAGACAGGAAGCGAGCCTGTGTCAGTTTGTAAATCTCAAACAGTTCTTCTGTGTATTTCTCAATAGGCAAATTAACATCTTCAAATGTCCCAAAGTTATCTACAATCATCTCATCAATTTCATCTTTGATGTATTCCGGAACTCTCCAAATATAGACGGTTGCCCTTTGAAATAGTCCGGTTTCTGTAATCGCCTTATCTAGTGTATCCGGCGGGAAAGTAGTTGCCATAATAGAACGCTCGGAATGGCATTCTACTACTGGACCTTCTTTTAATTTCTTAGTTATTACTTGAGAAGAACCACCAATGGAATTCATTAATGTATTCAAATAAGTGACAATTGAATTCTTATGTTGGGTTTTACTGAAAACACCGGAGTTAGTGAACTCATCCCATCGGGCTAAACCATGTCCATCTAAAGAACCCTTAACTGGCTCCCAAACTTCGTCACCAATTTCAACTTCTGCATTGTTTTCTACAAATGCTTCATTAGCAATTACTATTTTTTGGTATCCTATTAATGCCGCATCAGTGTACTCAACAACTTCAAAGTTATCAAATTGTTCTAACTTTTCATGTGGGCCTATGTACTTGTGTTCTCTATAACTGTGGTGTGCGTTAATTTTTTCCCACAATCCCTTTGAAACTGGTATTACAAAATTCATCAATTCACTTTTTCCAGTACCGGAGGTTTGAATCCAAATGAAATGTACTCTCGAATCTATGATAGAAGATTTAATTGGTATCTTAACAAAGCCTTTACACATTTGTCCGACTAGAACTAAAGCAGTCATGGCCGCAGGTATTTCATTGTAGTGAGAAACATTGGTTGCTTCCTTCACCCATCCCTCTAAGAATTTAGGTAATTTAGTATCTCCTATAATCCTATCCGGCTGTTCTCTCGCTTCTTCCATAGGAAGGGCGTGTAATTCTTCGTCTTTGTATTCGGGGGTTGTTACCCAATCTTCATCATTCATATTGTCACCTTATCTTCTGTGTTTAGGACTTCTAGTACTCTTTCAGCAAGGGTAGTCCCAAATCCCTCTACTGCTTTTATCTCGGATAGTTTGGCATAGGAAATTTCAACGACAGAGCCAAACTTCTTCAAAAGGGCCTTGGCTTTCTTCACTGAAATTCCTTTAATAGAAGTCAATACATCAACTCTCATATCATCAGTTGCTATCCGTTTTATCAACTGCGGATTTAATGAGGGCCTTTCTATTGGCTTCATCTTACAAATAGTTGTTATTATCAAAGAGGCTTCCTTTTCACTAGGAACCCAAAAGGCTCTTGTGTCAGTGTCTAGAGTAATTCTACCTAATGCTCCTAGAAATCTTCTTCTTAGATTGTGTTGACTAAATACAAAGTTAGTCTTTCTAGAATGTTCTACTAAGGACTTAATATCGCTCTCTAAATCACCATAGATAATTACTATGTTGTGTTTGTAATGTCGGTCCATGTTATCTATTTGAGTCCAAATTCTTTTGTTCAATACTGATTGAATGAAGTCAAGACAAGACTTTGCTTCAAAACAAACATCGTCAAAAACATAATCACCTACCTCTATCCATTTTTTCTCATTTGGTATCCCAAGTGAGTCGGCTTTTTCGACAACTAGACCGACTAGTTTAGAGCCTTTTCTTTCCCTACTATCAATAGTCAGCATCAATTCAACTCCAACTTTTGTTGCTTAGAGTCTTCGTTTATAGATGTGGTGAGAACTTTTGTTTCTTTGTCGGTATAGCCCCATACATAATCTATAAAATCGAAGAGCAACCAATCGGGCCACTCCCTAGGATACTCATTTCCTTCGTCATTCCATCTCTTAGGAGAGAACCTAAAAGTTCCCATCATCTTATTTTCAAATCTCCAAAAGACTTGTCTTCCTTCCATTCTAACTTCCCACTTCCAAGCGGATAAAATGACAGGAGCAGGTTCTTCTTGTTCTCCTTCATCATAATAAGCAGGGCCGTATATCATTTGATTCCATTTTGCATAATCGTAGTTCATTTTTTTTCCTCCAAATAGTCGGGGTATCTCCAACATTTACCAGCACAATACCCTTCGGGTATTAACTTGGTTTTACAGTTAGGAGTATTGTAATTACCATATACGGTAAATTTTGCATGCTTTCTTGTAGTTGCCTTATCCCAATCAAGCCAAACTTCATCGGAACTAGTAGCAATCTTTTCTATCTCATCTACAATAGTATTGAGTATTGATTCTTTTTGTTTTTGTTCTTTCAAATCTTGTCTTCCTGTTAGTAAATCTCGGAACCAAGATACCAAATAAACTCTAGCCATGTGGGAAGGGTTCTCAACCATTATGGCATTGTAGATACAGGGGAGAACAGGGAGCGAACCCTCAACGACTACAGGCTCAATTTCCCCTTCGACTTCATCAATGGGGGGTGCGGAAGGCCATACTGCTAACTTGCTACCGGAGAACTTCATAGGGACAAGACGAGGGGCCATAGCCAAATCTAGTATGTGGTCGATTCCCTTCTCTATATCTTCTTCAAAGATTGGAATGCAATAGTAGGGGATGCCATGTCCATTGTCGCTGGCTAGATTTACAGTATTGGGTACTCTTCTTAATCTAGTAGTCTGTCCCACTCTTTCATCTAAAGTTAGTGGGGCATTTTGATAATGATTAGACTTTAGGTAATCCTTTACTTCTCTAAAGTAGAACTGTAGATTTCTTGGTTCATCGGTCACTTCACCAAAGACAAACAAGTGAAACCCTCTTCCGGAAAAGAAGGTAGTATGTTTAGTGCCACCGATGTAGTCTAAGGTATCCTTTAAATCTTCATAGGCATGTTGTAGTCCGTCTTCCCCATGAGCATCAAAGTCGAAGAATACCCTATCTAGGATAACAGAAGATTCCACCTTTGCTGTTTCTGCAAACTTAGCAAAGTCGTAGACTGTAGTGTAGACATTGGTCCTATTATTGTGACTTCTCACAAACTCAATGTAGTCACTCTTCTTCTGCACTATTCTTCTTTTCATCTGTGGGGCGTTCTTGATGTGACTTCCCGCCCACACTTCCCTCGGATATTTCATTTTTATTTCCTCCAAAATCAATCTTTGCTGTTTGTAGCATTTTAGTAAAAACTTCTGCAATCATTCCAGTTAATTCTATTTTAACTGCTTTCTTCATACTCTCTTCGTAGGTCTTAGAAGGATAAACTTCGGCATCTCTAATTAAAGAAAACCTATCCATTAGATTCATTTCATGGTAAATCTCGTCCCCTAGATTAGAAATAGTACTTCTCAAATTGGATAACTCGGAGAAAGACCATTCTCGATTCCTAACTATGTTTTCTATTTCAGTTTCGTTCATTGAGTACAGCCTCCAATCTGTTGAGCAGTAGTATGGAATATTGGCTATAACCTAAATTACTAAGAATAGTAATTGCGTCTAATGCAATTTTACCAGCGTTATCATCTCTCTTAGTACTTCTGTCTAAGCCTTCCACCATCAAAGCCACCCACTATCTTGAGCCGCATCACAAAGCCCAAAGAAGGAACAGTGTGTGCAAGTCTTGTAGTAAAACTTAGTCTCGAATATTTTTTGTTCGTAGGCATGAATCAACTTAGCAATGTTCTTCATAACTCCATTTACATTATTTACTCGGTATCTACTAGTAGCGTCTTCGCAATGGAAGTGGTTCGAGATTGGATAGTACCAAGCCCAATGGCTAACAGGAATGTTGGGTTCTAGTCCAGCCTGTTTCAAAACCAAGTCACTAGAGTTTTCAATTAGAATCTTGTAGAATGCCATTTCCTTTCTCATAGAAGTTGCTTTGTAATCCTTCCAAGGGCCAGTCTTGAATTCCATTGGAATGTAACCGTTGCCTTCCTTAAATATTCTATCTATGATTCCTTGTAGATGAACTACATAATCCCTGCTTAGAATATAGTCGGGGTTTTGGTCTGCACGAATAACAATAGCACAATCAAACTTACCTTCGTTACAAGCAGGTAAAAACTCATCCAGTTTTTCATCAGTTCTAGCGTCTACAAATCGTTGAGCCTCGAAAGCAATGATTGTTTGGTAGTCGTCCGAATAGTCGTCTAGCGGGAATAGTGTTGCACAGTAGTCAACTACTTCGCTATGGGTCATGTCTTCTGCCTTCTTAATATCGAAATCGTTAAAGAAATCTTCTCTTGCGTTGTGCATGATAGTACCCTTACGCATGGCTTCTGTTTGGTCTTGAGGTAGTCGCTTAACATAACTAAACTCGTACTTTTTGGGACACCAATCGAAAGTTCCTAGAGAAGACTTACTTATCTTTAGGATAGGTTCGGTTGGGTCGTCGTAATTTTCCGGCAAGAATTGGTATGTGTAATCTGCCATCGCTTCTATTTCTATTTCATAATCTGTTTTATCTGTCATAGTTACCACCATTCATCAAAAGTTCGTTGCTTAGTTTTAATTTGTTTAGTATCCCAACCCATAGCATCGAAAATGGGTTGTACTTTTTTCACTACTTGTTCGGCGTAGTGGGGCCAATCGGGTTCAAAACCCTCTATCTCGGAAAAAGTATTTCCGGAAACATAAGTGGCTTCTTTACGAACTCCGGTTAAGGGGTCAGTAAAGAATCCAACTGGTCTTATTCTTAAGAATACATAGGAGTCTTCAAAGGTAAGGTTTCTTTCTTGCATGGAATACAATACACCTACAATGCCTTCGCTTATAGTCGGCTTCTTTCCCTTGGCTGTTAGGAACTTAGAAGGGTGTTTTGCACACTTTCCACAAAAGAACTCACCATCAGTCCAAGATATTTCTCTAATGTCGTACTTTCTATTACAGGTACATTTGACTTGGAATCTCTCTTTCTTTAGTCTAGTTCTTTTTGCTACTTCACGGTAATTGATTTCCCCATAAAGGACTTTGGCATAAACAGACTTAGCGTAATCGACTATTTCTAGTTCCGATTTACCGGAAACCCACATATTGAGGGCCACTGTTTGAACTTCTTTCATCGTTGTTGTTTCGGAAATTCTCTTAGAAGTAAATCCTGTTAGAGTAAATTTAGGCTCGTCTAACCAAACTCCATCTTCCCAAGAAATTAAACCAGCGTTTCTGTTTTTTGTAATTCCTACACCTAATGATTCAAAGTATTTCTCAAATTCTAGAATAACAGGGTGTTCTTCTAGGCCTAGTAAATTAGGAAAGATAGTTCTAACTTCTTCATTTATTTTTTCGAGAGATGAAAAGGCCGACTCTATAGAATCTACCTTGACATAGATTGAGTCTGTGTGTCCATAAACTACTTCCATATTATCGAACCTCCGTATCGTAATCATCCCAAAAACTAGGTTGTCTATCATTACTTTTCCAACTCTTGTATAAATATTTTAAAGCAAGTCTAAACGGAATCAAAACTATCGTAAAATATAGTAATTCTCCAACTGGACTATGAGTTAGTTCTGTTAAATACCAGTAAGGTAAATTCACAGAACCACCACCAATAAGGTGACGATAGTAGCAATGTTGACAATGTTGACCATCATCAAAATCTTATTACTTCTCTTGACATTAGCCAGTAGTTCGCTGAGTGTTCCGTTTGTTGTTTTTTGTACTTCAATTAATTCATCTAAATTAAACATTTTTTATTCCTCTTTTATTATTATTGACTACAGTTCTTCTGTAGTATTTGACATAGCATGAGAAGCAGTAGCACTTTGAAGGATGGGTAATCCTCACATTGCTTTTGCATCTAACACATCTGTCATTCATTTATTATCACCTTTGATGTTTCTAGGGCGAAGGCTTTTACTATTTCAATCATTCTTCTTCACCTGTAATAAATCTGTTAATGTGTTTCCATCCTTCGTTATCTTGATTTTTTGGGAAAAAATGGAGATTAGAACAAACCCCTCCTATGCTTCTATAATTCTTTGTTGATTGAATTTTCGCATAAACCGAAGTAGTGGTTTCCCCACATACTGTGCAAGCAACGCCGGTTCTTCGTATTCTTTTACTCATTCTTCTTCACCTGTTATTTCCTTGATGATTCGTTCTGCTTCACACAATTTACAGTGACGACTGCTTTCAAATTCCGGTCTGTGTATCATTGGTTTTATGCACTTCATTTCTCATCCTCCTTTACTATCCATGCCAACACACCATAAACAGGATTAGCACCATAAACACACCAACCAAAATTACTTCTATCATTTTTAGTTTCATACGCAGACATTTCTTCTGCACTCCAACGATATAAACACGGTCTGTAGAAACTAATATCACCTGTTTCTTCTTCGGCTTCTAGTAATACAATTTCTCCTAAGCCTTCATGTGGTGGTAATTTACTTAATTGTGAACTCATCCTTCCATCTCCCTTGCTGTAAATGCGGCCTTACGAATAGCCTCTCTTGCACTAGCAGTAATGCTAGCGGCTAGGTCTACATTCGCCCAACCGAATCCCTTGAAGGCAAGGATACCATAGAAGGAAGCCATCAAACGCTTTACAGCCATTTGATTGTTGTTCCACTTAACAACAGCCTCCTTATCTCCAGCCTTCCTAGCCTCTTTCATGTACTTCTTGTACTCGCCTCTCAACTCTTTCAAGTCGATAAGAGAGCGAGGCAATAGTCCCAATTCGTCAGTCTTGAAATAGCGCATGTCTTTCTCGTAGTCTTCTGCTACGGGCTGTAGATTCTGTGGAGTATTCAAGTCAGCACTGAATAGTGTTGGCTCTTCTGTAAGAGTTTCAAACGAGATATTCCTAGCAATAATCATACTAGGATAAAGACCAGCAAAGTCAAAAGCGGCTACATTGTAATGCAACCCGTTAGTACCTTCGTCAGTAGGATTGTAAATCATAGCACCCGAATAAGATAGGCTTGCTCCGCACTTCTTACACTCTCTTAGTGTCTTCTCGTTTGGATTCTTATGATTGCACTTATCGCAGACTTTGAACTTAGGCTTCTCTCCCGTTGGGGCTTTCCACCAAGCGTTTCTCATAAAGTAGATTGAACCCATGTTAGAAGCAAAGAAGCAAGCATCGAAAGGAGCAATTAGTAATCGCTGTAAAGAAAGAATGGCTTCACTACAGAAGTTAGTTTCATCAATCTTTACTAGTAATTCTACATCTATCAAAGCATACTTCAAGTAGGCTTGAGTGTCTTCTAGCCAACCTCTACGATAAAACTCGTTAGCATCTTCAAATTTAGTTTCCTTAGATTTACCTTCACCGAATAATGCAGTAGAAACATAATCTAGAGAGAGACTAGGTAGTGTGCCTTTTTGTGCATCATTCCATTGTCTTTCAAAAGCCATGTCCAAGTTTAGTGTAATCCTACCTCGGATGGGTTGAGCAGTAGCGTGATAGCCATTCTCTTCTTTAGTGAATCTTACCTTACCGTCTTTGACCTTTATACCATCAACAACTCCCAAAGGAGAAATAACGCTAGGGTCAATATCGTAGAAGGCACATCTAGAAAACAACTTAGGAAGGTCGGCCCAATTACCAAACCATGCAATTAACATGTCGGGGTCTTTCTCTATCATTGTAGTCAAGAAAGATTCAATCATTTCTTCTTCTGTATTAAAGACCGATAAATGTTGTGCTTTATCAGTGGAGGCTTTGAATCCATCATAGGGTTCTTGGTCGGGAAACCAAACCCATTGATAGTATTCCTTATCGTAATTATCATACATTACAATAGTAGTAATCTTATCATGGTGTTCTCCACCTTGTTGCCATTCCATATCCCAATACCACTTACGCATATCGTACTCTTTGATTTCTTCTAATCGGTCTACACAATATCTGTAGGGGTAAGGTACATCAGCCTCGTAAGTTCTAGAAAAGGAACTCTTCAAATTCCTCAAGTCTTCCGGCATTTCTGCATAGACTTTCTTCAATCGAGTACCTTCAAGATTAACCCAATCGCCTCTCTCGTATTCTATTTCCCTAGTAATGTACTTACTAGGCTGGTAAGTAGGTGGTTCCTTACTAGTCTCTTCCACAAAAAAGTATGGGCGAAACGGAATAGTAGAATCGTGCTTAGTACCATTTTCTCTCCACGATATGTAAATATTTGAATTATTATGTGAGATTATCATTTAATCACTCTTCTAGTCTTGGCGTTTTAATCAATAGTCGGTCTTCTCCCACCAAAAGCAACGGGAAAGCATCTTTCAAATAGAACTCAATAGTTCCGCTTTTGAAGAATTTATGGATGGGTCCACTGAAAAGAACAGTAGCAGACTGTCCTGTTGAGTGTAGTAATTCTTCTGTGGTTAATTCATGTGAGTAAGACTTTCGACCTCTATCAGTAGATGAAAAACGAACAGAAGGAGATTCTAATGTAGGTGTATCGGAAACAGCCTTGAAGTCTATTTCATAGATTCCTGTACCCACTAACTCACAAAACTCCATTGTCCTAGAGAACACCTTAGCGTCCATAGAAATGTGACCTTCGTATTGTGTAGTGTTAAAGTATGGCATTCCTTCTTCTACGATTAGACGATTCATTGCAGAAACTCTATGAATTACATCTAAACTAGGATGAACCTGTACTGTATTTAGAGTAAATTGGTTAGAACTAGTATCTGTAATTGTTAGTCTAGTACCTCCTTCAATAGTAATCTGCCCCTTGAATTTCTTCAAGATTGGAATTATTTCCGATATTCTTAGCGTTGCATTGACACCCAAATCCTTAGTCTGTGTCCAAACTGTATTTGCTTCTTCTTGAGAAACTTCAACTAGTGGAATAGAAACTCTAAGAATGAAACCAGCATCAGCGTTCCAAACTTCTAACGAGTCATTTAGTTGTACCAAGAAAGTAAAGTCGCCAATACTATCGCTCTTAAGACCACTAGCAACCGAGTACTTTCCAGCACCTTTTACGCTTGTGATTGCATCTAGTAGTTCCTTTGATTCAACTCTTAGTTGCATCAAATTTCACCACTCTTAACACAGTCCAATCCCTTCCATGTAACCTCACCTTCTCGGCTAACAGTCAAGACGCTAAACCTCTTATTTAAGAGGTTAGGGAAGTACTTACTACTTTTAACATAGGCTTCGTATTCCATACCTTTGACGGTGTTTCTTTGGGTAGTTCGGATTACTCCCCAAAGATGGGAGTCCCACTTATTCCAAATTGGTTGTGGGTCTTCATCTCTAAAGGGAGGTTTAGTATGAGTGATGTAAATTTGGTCACAGTCAATAGCCTTGGCTTCCTTTAGAACTTGTCTAAAAGGATTGTTTCGTTGCCACCAATCTTGTTGTTTTGCTGTCTTCATAGGTCGCATTCTAGCATTCTCCATTCCTGTCATGTAAAGAGTACAGTACTCAAGCCATGTATCAATTCCATCCCAAACAAACAGAATATCTTCTGTCTTAGCCGCTTCTCTTGCTAGAGCAATGAAAGACCTAATGTTTCCTTGTGTTTGATATGGTAGCAGTTCTCCATCTTCTCCGTATTCAGCCGGATTGTAGATAGTAATTCTATCAGTCGAATCGTGGTTTGCTTTCCAAGTAGGTACTCCGCCATCGTCTACATCTAAGTAGAAGGTTCGCTTATCAGTATCCATTGCTATTCCACTCTTGCCAGTCTTAGCATCACCTTCTATTCCTAGTCGCATTCTCCTAGGGGTGTCCTTAGCCATCTTAGTCTGTGCTAGAATCTTGGCCCTCATACTGTCAATGTCAATCTCCGTTTGTTCTTCTTTTCTTTTTTGCATTTTTATTCACCTTTTGATGTTGTCCATTCTTGGACTAGTTGTTCTACTTCTTCTACTGTGTCTAGTTGTAGTCTAGTTTCCTTATCTCCGATGTGGAGTTTAACAAAGTAACTACCAGTTTCGTAGTTTTCTTTCCATGTGATAAACTGAATATCAGTCATGCACACAGTCCAAGTATTTACCTTGGTAAGAAAACCTTCTTCAAAAATAATATTATCGCTCATTAGCATTCACCCAATTAGTATAGTTCGCCGCTAGTTTCATAAATTCTTTTTCATTCATCATTTGTCGAATAGCGTCTGCCTTTGATGAATTAGAATAAATTCTAACATCGTAGAATATTTCGTCATTGTCTATTTCTTCCTTGTATTTTCTATCGGACTTCCAAGAAATGTGAGCAATATTTCTAAAGGAAATAATAGCCCTGCTTGTTTTAATCATATTTTCTGTTATCGTTAATTGATTCATAGTTTTCACCGTGTTAATGGGCTTCGCACCCATTTGAGCAACATTATATGGTAACTTGCTTGCACACGCACATTAGAGTTAGTTAGCCGACTTAAAACCAATCAAGGTTTTCTTCTTCGTCTTCGGTAATCTCAACGACTTGTCCCTTTCTTTCAGTAACTAGAAGTCCAGACAAGTTGATGGTAGAAGGCTCCATGCCATCATCACCTTCTCGCATAGAAGTACGACCAACAACAACAATTTCGGAACCAATACCAAAGTCAACTTCGATATGTTGGGGAACCCAACAAGTAGTCATTCCGTCAGTGTCGTAGTCGAAGTCTGCGTTAAGGTCAGTGATGTTCAAGATTCTATTTCCGTTAGAAGTAGGAGTCATGTTCATATTACACACAGTACCCATAGTAATCACAAATCGTTCAACTGATGGCAGGTCACGCTGTTCCATGTGCCTATCATCAAGAAGAGATAGAGAAACTACCTTATCTGCTAGGATACTGCTGACTAAGTTGTAGGGTGTCATTGGAGTTTCTCGATGGTTGTCACCTTCGGGGTCCATTTCCGCATTGTATTCCCAACCTTCCAAAGTCTTCTTAGTGTATCCGTAGATGTATCCTTCTCTATTACTATCCTTAATCACTGGCATGTGAATGTACTCAAAGGTTCTTGGTAGGAAGTCAACACCGTTTTGATTCTTGTAAGAGAAGTAGTACAATTGGTAGTCGGAATCGTCACCGACTTTACCAACGAAGAGTCCACTTCGGCGCATTAGTTCTTTGGCCAATGGCTTCCCGTAGTTCTTGTTTTCTCCACCATTAGTATAACGCTTAGTAACATCTAAGGGAATGACAATAGTGCCGTCTTCTAGAGTCTCTGCTCCGTCTGCTAGTACTGCTAGAGTTCTAGTTTGTTCCTCACCATCGAACACTCGACTTACAGTGTACTTGCCGTCTTCTGTTTCTTCAACAGTAGCAACAAAACCTTCTTGATAGGCTTTGTAAGCATCACGCTTCCATTCTTCAATCGCTCTTCGTCGGTTGTAAGCCATCATATCTCTTGGTTCCTCTAGGGAAACAAAGAAACCGAAAGCCGTATCTCCAAATGATTTACGCTCGGTGTTGTTGTTCGTTCTCTTTTTCATGCTTATCTGCTGATGAGCGTAGGCTCGCCACAGACCTTTTGCCAAGGTCGAGTCGGTTTCTACACCATTCGCTTTGCATATCTCTTCAAATTTCAGTTGTGCATCTTCTTGCGAGATGCCTAACTTCTCTGCCGCTTTGTTTATTTCGTTTTGCATTTTTTTTACCTCCTTATTGTAGATTTCCCACCATCCATGAAACAAGTAATTTAGGGGTCATGTTGTGGGAACGCCATTCTCCTTCACCAATTACTCGTAGGAATTTCAATTTCTTTTTACTGTCCATCTCGGAAGAAATGATATAATCATGTAATCCTACGCAAATCTCCTTAGTAGAGATTCCATCGTAGATTAGATTATGTAGATTTTTCAGTGCTTCGTTTGGATTGCTATTCAATATGTTCATTGTAATTTGTTCGTACTTTTTGAGGCCTTTTTCGATTTGCAGGTTGAGCCGGATGCCGGATGCGACTGATGCCTGTAATTCGGTAAGTGTCCTTCTCATATCACCGTTGAAGGAGTATATGAACTGCCTTATTTCTTCGGGTACGGGGTGTCCCTCGGACTCTAGGATTCTAACAATTGCTTCTTCAATGACTTCAAATGTGAGGTTTTTGAAGAAGTAGTTTGCACATCTAGATTGTAAAGCATAGATAATCTTGTTCCTATTATTACAAGTAATGATGAATCGTATATTAGATTCGTAACGCTCCATCAAACGCTTAAGAGCGTTTTGAGCATCAGTAGTCATACCATCCATCTCATCTAAAAGAATCATTCTAAAGGGTACATCTCCAATCGAAGACTCTTGTGCAATGTTTTTGATTTTAGTTCTAACTGTTTCCAATCTTCTATCATCGGAAGCATTAATTTCAAAAAAGTTTGAGGTTGCATCTTTGCCTAGAATAGCATTTGCTAGGGCAACTGCGGCCCCTGTTTTTCCAGTACCGGAATTACCATACAACAGTAGGTTGGGGCATTGTCTGTCTAGAACCCAATGTTCAGCATCCATTACAAATGGTTCTTGTCCCAGTACATCGGATAATTTACTTGGTCTATACTTCTCAGTCCATAGCATATGCTACACCTCGTAATCCCCAAATGCTAGTTCTAGTTTCATTATCATAGCCTAAGTTATCAAATTGTTTTCTCTTCATTATTTGGCCAACCACTCTTTTGTGTTGTTGCCAAAAGGCAGTTTCCGATTCGTACTGATAAATAGTATTCTTATTCTTGACAACTTGAGTCGTCTTCAATGTAGATAGATGGTCTACGATTTGTTTTGTGTTCATCGGTTTTCCTTCGTTCTCAAGTAATTGAATTATTTTATTTTGTAGTCTTTTGTGTTTCATTTGTATTCCTCCTTTATTGCCCAAATATCTAAGGCAACTTTTTTATCATGTCCAACCTTTACGAAGTATTTTCTTCGCATTAGATTTCCAATCACATTCATATTTTGATTATACATTACATTAGATTTCGAGCCAGTCTTTTTATTCTTTAATTTAGAACAGTGGACTTGTATTTCTCTAGTATTCTTTGGTCCGTTTTCTGTTAAATATGTCTTTATTTTATTTGTTAGTCTTATGTGTTTCAATTTTTATTCCTCCAGCCTTCTTCTATAGAAATTAACCTAGCAAACTTAGGTAACATTTTGCTAAGTTCGGGCATGCTGATACCCCACTTTAGTTTTTTATTTAGATGATTATAGATTTCATCTGTGGTTTTGGAACCACTACTTAGGTACTTTTTCAAGTGCCTTATTGCCACTTCATTAGCCATTAGAATTCACCAAATGATATGCGTTTAGTCGTCTTCTTTTTCGGCTTTCTTTTTCTCTTCTCGCCCAAACCTAAAAGTCTACACTCGGAATTGTTTAATTTGGTTTTAGCGAAATTAGAAAACGCTTCATCTTTGAGAAGTTGTCTAAGTATCCTTTCATCACTACCCTTTAGCCCCAACCTTCTACAAAGGCTAGGTACTTTGGAATAGGTTCTCCGTTGAGGCATTCTAGGTCTAGTGAATGTTTTTCCACTGTGAGAATAGGCTAGCATTTCTTTGAAGTAGCGGGGAGGCCATCTTCTTTTTACTACAGTGTCTATGAATAGTAGGCGGTTAGGATGAATGTTTTCAGCCAACCAACTTATTATTTGAACATCGGGAGGGTTATTGAATTCTATCAATTCTAAAACCTGCTCTCTATCGCTTTCTCTTAGATAGTCCAATACTAAGGAAAATACATCTCGTTCTAAATTATTAGGTTCTTGACTTCTAGGGGCTAGTTCTGCAAACCGCTCTTGTCTATAATTTATCTTACCCGCTCTTTTTATCTTAACCATATTTTTAATTTCATTAGGTATTGATTTTTGATTTATGCTTGTTAAGACGATAGTACCTCGATACTTTCTTAAGACATTTAGAATTTCATCGGTCTTTGGTTTGTAATGAACATCTTCGATTATGATTCCTAGTTCTAAAGGAAAGGAAAGAACATCTCGTATATTCATTTCGTCAGCATAAAGTACGATAGCATTAGGCAATATTTGTCTTGCTTGAGTACTCTTCCCTGTTCCTGCCTTTCCGACAATTATTGTTGGTTTCTTGTTTTCAATCGTAGTCAGTGCCATTTATAATTCCTCTAATTTTCATTATGTTTTCTATACCAGTTAGAGTTAGGTGTTCCTTTCTAACTAGCATTTGAACAACATCATTGTGTTCTTGAATGTGATTTTGTAATTGTAATAGGTGTTCGGGAATAAGAGCCATTGTCTTAGCATTGTTTTCAATGCCCCTAATTACCAGTATTGGTTTTGGTCTTTTTTTGTTCTCTACTTCTTTCACTGAATTAACTATTCCGTAGAGAGAAAGGGTTCTATTTATTTGGTGGAGTAAAGGTAGATTTCCTCTTATGACTATGCGTGGCCTAATGCTATAACCTAGTCTAGAATTTGGACTTCTAAAGAATTCTATGTTGTAAGCAGGTTTGCTCAAAAGAATACCTATTAAGATATTCTTATTCAGCACTACGAACCACTGCTCCTATGTATTCATAGTTCTGCTGTATGGTTGAAACTACATTGGCTAGAATAAACGCTTCCGAATCTAATTGATTTCCTGCTATCGTAAGCACCATATATCCTTCGTAGGGGCCAACCCCATTGCTAATCTCTTCTAAGTGGACAGTACTCTTGGCTTTCATTTCTCTTCTTTCCATCATTTCACTGTTGACCTTTCCTATTAAGAAAGCATCTCTAGCCCTCATTTCTTTATCTAAACCAAATACGAATTGAGTCGCCTCTCCGTATCTGCGAATCATATCTTCTGCAATAGAATTAATTTAAAACCCCCCTATGGCATCAACTTCTTGAATTGTACTAGAGTCTATCGCATACTTATCAGTTCTTATTGCATGTATTCTAGATAGTCTTAGGGAGTATTTATCATCCTTTTTCATTATTATTTCTGCTTTCACATGCAAAACTACTCTAGGTAAGAAAGAATACTTTTTATTCTTAAACGAAGAAACTATCTTCCTTAGCATATTAGAAAGTAATTTGTGATTTATTGTAGAAAGTCCAGAAACATAACCAAGTGAAACATATCCGTTTTCCTTTCTACAGGCCACTTCAAAACTTGAGAAGCCATTCTTGTCATCTACCTTTGCCCCTACAACTACCAAGTTCAAGTCTATTCTAGGAGGAGAGTGTATGACGACGGCTACGCTATTTTCATTGGGATAGTACTTACTATCTAAATCTCTAATGAGGATGCCATCGAACCCATCACTAATTGCTTGGTTGTAGAACGCCTTAGACGGCTCGTTTTCTTCCGACCTAGTTGGAGGACATGGTAGTTCTTCTAGTGCCTTGAGCCTATCCGAGAAGGGCGCATTCATCATACATCTTCCGTTCTTTGATAGGCAGTCTAATATTACATACCTTAGAGAGTCCTGTGTTTGAGCATGGTTGTTGTGAAGTACCTTCAACACTTCATAGTAGTCTAGCGGTTTTTCATCTGAGTCTACACAATAGAGTTCAGCCTCCAAAATGAAGTCGGATGGGTAGTCGGCTATGTAACTCTTAATTCTCTTAGGCAAGGTGAGTATTTTGCCCTTTCTGTTGAAGAAGATAATATTATTCTTTTTCTTATGAATCTGTATTTTTATGCCACCATACCTGTATTCACAAATAGAATTAGTAGGTTGTATATACTTGCTCCACTTAGTATTTGACTTTGCTGACATAGGTGGTATGAACAACCCATGAGTTGATTCATTTCTTAATTTCCTATCATTAGAATAGGCATGATACATAGTATCTAGTTCGTGCATCTTGGAATCTTTTTCTACTAAAGAGCGTTCTAAATTAAAATACTTGCTTAGGGTATTGACTACGATTCTTTTTCTGTCCATCTTTAGTTTAGGCTCTCTAACCCAAAAAGAAATGAACCATTTTCTTTCAATAGAAGATAGGCTTTCTAGAACTTCGGAGAATAATTCAAAGGAACCTTTCTGTCTAGAATCCATTTCTAAGAGTCGCATAACCATATTTAGGCTATAGTCGGCTGTCTTCTGTTTATCTCTTTCTAGATTGAATACGGCTCTTCCCAAATCATCTCCGTATATTTCCAACTCTTCTATAAATATACCAAAGTGTTCACAAATCCACTTCTTTGTTTTGTGCTTACCAATATTAGAACTTTCTAAATCTAGAGTTAGTATCTTTAAAAGTTGTAGTGGTTGAATGTGCTTAGAACCAAACGCTTGAAGAATTAGACGAGTCTGTTGTGCTGATGTTTTTTTCTGCATCGTTTCGCAAAGTCTTGCTAGGTGGCTCATCGTCATTATCTTCCACCCTTACTTCTTCTATTCCAGCAGTAAATATTCTAGCATTTACGAGTTTTATTAATTCCTCAATGTGTTCGTGTCTTCCCTGTTTCATTTTTTTAAGAAACCAAAGATAACTTGCTAGTTCAACCCACTCACTCTTCTTCATTATCTTCCCCATCCGAAAGAATCTTGTTGTGTATTCTAGGTATGTTGGCAATCATGGTATTGATTGTTTGTGATAAGTCGTTAAGTCCCTGTTGGTCTGCGGCGTATTGCATAAAAGTTAGCGTTCCGATGGTGACAGGCAGTGCTATGTGGTTTATCTCTCCGCCTAAAATTAAACTCCAGTGGGAAACAAAAGCCCCTCGTATCAAATCATTTGTGTTAGCAACTGTAGGCCAAGAGTCTACGAAGGCGGCTCTCTCTTGAGAGGGCAGTTCTGCTGATGATTCAACAGTCTTGCACCAACTTACGAAGTTTTTTTGTCTTGCTCTATTTTTTAGTGTTCTCATTTGTCTTCCTCCAATATTTCTCCTAGCATATGATATAGAAGTAAGGCTTCCTCTTTGTTCATTCGTATTCCCTTTCTAGTAGGTTTATCATTGTTATACCAACGACAATCTATTACATCAATCTTCCAATACTGTCCTTGGTAGACTCTTATCGAGTCTTCGCTGTTTCTAGGTATCTCTCCTACGAATGTCAGTTCACTCAATTTGCATCCCCTCCTTAAATGTAGAAAGGGTCTTTCTGCTAGTGAAATATTGGGGGGATTCTAAATTAGATAAACAATTAGCAATCCAACACGCCCCACCTATACTGGAGATTTGAACAATCTCATATTGCTCTCCATTGACTTCGACCATTTCAGTAGTATTTATCTCCGGAACTAGACCGTACATTCGTGTGACTTCTGCGGATACTTCTACTAAGTTATCAACAACATACTTGATGATGTGCGCTCTTTGTATCGGTATCTTTGGTGCAACATTAATCTTCATTGTTCCTGTCATTTTACAAACAAGACATTTATTTCCCTCACATATAGGACAGGCTATTTCTGCCGCATAGGGGGCGGGTAATGTTACAGTCACGGCTCTCTTCATAGTATCACTCAAGAAGAACTGCTACATCGGTTGTTAAAAACATCATGGCAATAGAGAAGGCCGCAGACACACTACTCTTTGTTACAAGAGTTGGGTCAATGATTCCATCAATCAATAAATCACTAATGGTGACTTCCTTAGCATTGAATCCTTGCCAGCCTTCTTTATCCTCAATCCATCTATTAATTACAATATCATATTCGGCTAGAGGAAACTCACTATTACCCATGAGCGTATCTATTGGAGATAGAAGTGTTGCCATTGACATTCTATAGTCAACAGGTTTTTCTTGGGGCCAATGGGTTTGGAACTTTAGGATAGTAAGTCCACCACCTACAATATAGCCGCCGTCTAGAGCGGCCTTAGTTGCGTTGAGTGCATCATCAAGTCTTTCTTTAGTATCTCTCATTTCAACGGATGAACCAGCACCCACACGGATTACTGCGATACCTCCACTAAGCCTAGAGATTCTCTTAGAGATGCTTTCCTTCACAAATTCATTCGTACCCAATTCGTGAAGTTTTCTCAAGGCTTCTATTCTTTCAACAACTGCCTCTCCTCCGTTACCTCCAACAATAGTAGTCTTGACTTTATCAATAACAACTTTAGAACAACTACCTAGGGTATTCTCGTTGACTATTCTTAGGTCGTCGTCTGCTTCATCGGAATAGGCTTTACCACCAACAACGGCTATCAAGTCTTTGAGTTCATCCAATTGTGCATCTCCATAATTGGGAGTTTCGATAACTCCTACATCGAGTCTACCTTGGGCTACATTCAACAAGACATTCTGTAAAGCCATGTTCTGTAGTCCCCTACAAACTAGTAGTAGGGGTCTTCCTTTCTGTGAAGCATATTCACAAGCAGGTAAAATGTCTTGGAACTTTCTAATGATTTTGTTAGTGGATAAGATGAGTGGATTCTCTAAAACACAATCTCCGTTATCTCGATTAGCAAACAAGTGGCTAATGTAACCACTCTCTAATTCTAGTCCTTCCTTAATCTCAAAGGAAGTATTCAAGTCTAAACTTTCTTCGACAGAAACTACTCCGTTTCTACCAACTGCTTTGAAAACCTCAGCAATAAGTTCGCCTAGTTTTTCATCATTGTTGGCCGCAATAGTAGCAATCTTTTGAATATCATCGTCGGTGACAGGAATACTACTATCATCCAAATAAGATAGAAGACCATCTCTAACATCTGTTAGGTATGTTCTCCATTCGTGGATGCTTCTAGCATCTCTAAATTCATGTAGTGATTTGCATAATGCTCTAGCCAAAATACAAGCAGTGGTTGTTCCGTCACCGGCTTTTGATTGAGCCTTTGATGCTAAGTCTTGAACAAGTTGGACTCCCAACTGAGCATATGGGTCTTCGGAACGCACATACTTAGTGATAGTAACGCCGTCATTGATTACGACTGGAGGATTACCTTGTAGGATTACAGTCTTGGCCTGTGGCCCGAATGTTGGGGCTACAGTATCAGCGACTAAACTAATACCTTCTAGCAATTTCTCTCCAACTTCTTTACCGTTTAGAATCACTCAACCACCGCCATAATGTCCTTCCATTCAACGATGATGAATTCATTGTAAGTGAAGTGGTTGCCACTAGCATTGTAGATTGCTTTCTTTCCAACAATACTATCATCATAGTTGCAGTCAACAACCAAACAAATATTATCATTTATAGAAACAATGCCGCTACCGCTAACTTCTTCTTGTGTTTTCAGTATCACCCAATTTCCAATTGCCTTCATAATTATCTCATCTCCTTTCAGTATTTAACCTACAACATCAAGTAGTCATTCCATTGTCTGCTTCCATTTCCATTTGAAATTCCCAAGTATGGAAGGCAGTATGGCCAGCGAGAAACCCTCCGGCGTGTCGTATCAACCCAATGAAAGAAGCACCACAAACAGAACAATGTACTGTGACAACTCTTTCATCAATGTAAGTTCCATCGGATGCTGTGACTTCAACTATTTTTCCAATATCTTCATGTGTATATTCCATTTCAATTACCTCCAAAGGGTTTTCTATTCTTTATCATATTATGATAGTGATTTTCGGGCCACCATTCCGGTCTTCTATCTTTTTTCCAAGTAGCAAAGTCCCACTTACCTTGTAGGTAATAGTGACGATAAGACTTGATAACAAAGTCCCAACTGTGTCTTTCCTTTGGTAGACGGTAAATATCAGCCATAGCAATAGACACAGGAGTTAAGTCCTCTTCTTCATAAGAGAAAGTGAAACTGTCGCCAATTCTTTTTTCTGTACCGTGAATCTTACCATACCTAAATGTGTATTCTTTACATAGAGCAATGGCATGTTTGTAGAGCCACATGTAGTTAGCCTTTGTTGTTCTTGCCCAAATAGTGCTAGGATGATTGAGCATGGCTGGCTTCATCAATTTAGAGTTGATGAATACATGAAATTCTTTCAATTCTTTGAGAGAAGGTTCTGTACCATAAACGCTTTTGTAATGGAAATACAGACTGTTTGTGTGCAACATTTGACAACTTTCTGTTGGCATTTTTACCACATGCTTGTCTAACATCTGTTGTGCTGATAGTACTGGGTCTTTGGTTAATGCAAATATATTCATTTATCCACCTCTATGAGTTGCCATTCGACAGTCATAAACAGTTGAATCAATTCGCCTTTGGGAATACCACTCACTTCGTTTATCCACCATTCTCTAAAATCTTCATCGTCCATGTTCTCTGCTTCGCTTTGCTTCATTCTTCTTCACCTCTATCCCAATTCTTCTCTAGTAGCATTTCATTGATAGTCGTTTTAATTTCAGCAGGTTTGTATTCTCGCTTATGTTGCCTTCTGTCGTATTCAAAATTACGATAGATGTCAAGATGTTTGGGGTGCTTATTATTCCAAATGCCATAGTGACCTATGCCACCTAGAACAATAGCATTGTGCATCAAAGGCTCCCACTTGCCAACTGTATTCCAGTCAGTACCACTAAAGTAAGCAGAGCCGAAAGGGTGAGTATGAATCCAGCACTTAATCGGTAGAGTCATTCCAACAGGGTCAACCTTGAAGGAAACAAAACCAGCAGTACCAAAAGAAATGTGTAGATTATCTTTACCATCTACAACAACTTGTACTTCCAATCCATTAAGAATTTCAGTAGATGCCTCCCAAATAGAATTGTGAAATGCTACTGCTGACCAATCGCCATCAAAACCATCTCTAATCAATTTCTCGATTAGACCTTGACAGTGCGCTTCGTGGTCTGCTTCTGCTTCACCCCAGTCATGTCTATCGTCGTCTTCTCCGTGTACTTTTATGTACCAATCTCCGCTTCTACTCATTCCTCTTCCTCCTTACTTCTAATTAGTTGCTCTTGAACTGCCGCTTGTATGTATCGTAGTTTTTGTATTCCCCATTCTTCTTTATTTAAAGATTGATTGGTGAAACAGAATATTCTAAATCCGACCACATAATTATTACAATCGTCACAGCAACGGCCATCTACCAAAGGTTGTGCGTTATGCCCTTCCGTCCAATAGACTTTACCGTTGTGACTATGCTCTTGTATGTCGCCTTTACAAACACAACACTTCATACATTCACCACCATAAACGCATTAACACTCTCTCCAACAAACCAGCGTTGTATCCACTGTGCGCCTATACTAGCAATTACAGCATGCATGAAATGAATACCTTCCTTGCTACCATCCCAAGAATCTCCTTGACATGAGAAAGAACCATCCGGACCAGCCAATAGCGAATCATAGGTGTTTGGTTCTGCTAAGTAAGAAATCATTGCGGCGTTTCTTCCTTGTGAACGAAGGTCTAGCCACTTTACTTCTTCTACATTTGCCTTGTATAGCATGCGTCGTGTGTTCAAATTATCAACGCAACAAACCACTAGGTCATATCCTTTCAATTGGTCGTCAACTAAAATTGGATATTTGTTTCCAATCTTTACTTGTTCATAGTTAGACTTCATAACAAACGCTTTGTTCTTTCCAACATTATCTGTTGTAAAGCGTTGGTATGTCACATTCTTTTCTTCTACAGTGTCGGGGTCGCTTACGGTAATCTCGTAGAGTTCCCGCTCGTAACTTCCATTTCCTGTTAGGTTGTTCAAGGTGTCAATGAGATAACTCCCAATTCCACCGGCTCCGATTATTAGTATTTTTCTAGGCATTCTATTCCCTTTCCTTTTATTTGTTTTTTATTGGTATTAATTATTTTTAGAAGTCTCTTGGCTTCTCGGCCAATGGCATCATACCCAATACCACTAACCGATTCTATTTTCTTGTTCGTTATGTTCATGTTCTCCATAGTAGCCACAATAGAACAGTAGGCGGCTGGAGTGCTTGGTTTTATGTTCTCACTAGATTTAGAGAGTAAGTTATCAAAATAAATTGATAACTGCGAAACCTTTCTTAGATAAGAAGGGTAGTGGGTTAGTTCTTCTACTAACAACATAGCATATTTTTCAGCAAATGGTCTACATTCTTTTATTAGGAATACTCCCGTATTGTTTTCTTCCTTTGCTATTTTCCTAGCCAACTTAAATACGAGTCTCTTATTACACTCGAATTCTGCACACACTTCTTTTAGCGTGAAAGGCAGTGCTTCATTCTTCAAAGAATAGTAGACTAGTGCCGCCGCCCTATCTTCAAGAGGTATTGTAGTGAAGGTATGTCTTCGGTATAATGACAAATACAGTTCCTCGACTGAAGTAAAGACGACAGAAGTCCTTGGTATCTTTAGAGAAGCCATTAATAGCCTACACATTGAAACTCCTTTATACACTGCTTTGTTTTCAATTTGAGCGAAGGATATGGTCTTTTTCTTTATTGTTTGTAGTCCCATTTCATGTAGATTGGAAGACCATCTCTCCCTAATTATGGAGCCTTGGTTATCTTGTAAATACACGCCTTGCTCAAAGGGTTCTGTGACCATAACTAAGCCACAATCTACACAAATCATTTCACCTAAATTCTCATCAAAACTAAACTTCTTCGACTGGCATTCTAAGCAATTCATTATTTACATCTCCATTAAAATCACTAGCAAAGTGACGGGTTTTCAAATTCTCAAAAACCAACCTAGGTTTCTCTTTGTGTAGGTAAGAACTTAGAGTACTAACCCTACCTATTGTAATAGTATCATTCAATAGGGAAAGAATTCTAGATGCAAATTGGTCGCCAAGGGAAGGGTTCTTCCCTCCAGTATTAATACAAATACTACTACCCCACTTCATTTGAGTAAAGCCTTCACCCTCCGAAGAAGTTTCATTCAACATGGTTCTAGTCGCCACTGCTTGTGGGCCTATCGTAACTCGATTCAAAGATTCTTTGCTACCAGTTAGCAACCAATCACAAGATTTACCCAAAACGATTATTCTAATCATTTCTGCACAATCGTTTCTAATGACTCTAGTAGGGTATTGTTTTAGCAAATCATCTAACAAAGTCATTGCTCTCTCTTGTACTAACTTCTCCGAGCGGTTTTGTTCTAGGAAGGCATGCATTAGTTTCACTTCCGAGTCTGTAGGTTCTCTACCAACTAGCCGTTCAAACAAAGTCTTGGGGCTTAGGAACTTCCAATTACCGACTTTCTTCCCGTGTCGATAGAATCCTATGAGAGTCAATAAGTTCTTTGAAGATATTTTACCCCATACATTAGAACTAATCTCAATGGCATAATCATCATCCGATATTTGCATAACCTTTAGCCTCACTTGGACAGTGTTACCTTCTCTATAGTAAGTGTAAGGTAGTCGGGAAGTTAGTACATATCGAATGTCTTCGGGAACTGTAATCGCAGAAGTGACAACATTTCTACAATCTCTATAGGTCATTACCTTTCTCTTGCTCTTAGCATTAAGGTCCAATAGAATACGGGCCAAGACAGGGGCTATTTGCTTTCTAGCCATAGTAATTCCATTAATAGAATAGGAACTACCTTTCTTAGAGATTATGACTTCAGCAGTATGGCCGGAAGTAGGGAAAGATACGATAAACATAATATCGTCAGCCACTAAAGTTCTACGCAAATGGGCTGTAGTTCTATACCATTGGGTTCTAGAATATGCTCCTTTTAGAGTACTATAAAAGGCGGAGGTGCATTGTTCTAAGATAGGGTCAGCAGACCCTAAAGCATTGGCGTCGAAAGAGAAGACAGACCCTACTTGGTGCTGAGTCCATTGTATTATTTGCCCTTCGTATTCAAAGTGGACCGTACAAGTTAGCGGCCCACCATGAGTAATGTCTCGATTAAATCTAATTGTTCTTTGCATATTATCACATCATGTATGTTTTTGATTTGTATTGTTTGAGGCAGGGTTCATGCGCCTCTAATTTCATGTCTTGTGGTGTTATTAAAGAGCCGCCACAAACTCTGCATTTGGTCGCTATAGGGCGACCTCGATTGTTGTTAGTATATTCTGGGTTTTTACTCATCTTTATTCGCCTCTTGGTATTCTAAAATGAATCTTTTTTGAACTACCTTTCTTTCTAGGTAGGCATGAAACCCTATTTCTACAGCAATATTGCTATTCCATAGGGCTTGTTTTATTTTTGTAATGACCATGTAGCATTGGGCCTTACTTGTTCTTCCGCTCGTTTCTTCGTAGCGGATTCTTTCGACTACTCTTTGGTAATCGGGGTGACTCTCTTCCAAGAAATCGTCAAGAATAAGAACAGCGAGTTTCTTACACTCATCGAAATCTCGGAAGAGAGCCATAGTTTCACTTGGGGAAAGTTTTGGTTATGGGGGAGAGGACAACCTCAGAGAGAACCTCCGACAATAGCGGGGGTTAGGTCAATAGATGCGACGGTATCCCAATTGATACCAGCAAGGTCTTGACGGCTAATCATCTCTCCATCGACAAAAATCCAGTGTGTCGGATGGTTGTCGATTTGTTCAATGACTTCGGAAGAAGCCATCTCAACTTGTGTGTGTCCTGTTTCGTTTAAAATTCGTAGTGTAATCATAATATCACCTTTCTCATTTCTCCCATGTCCTACCACTATTTAAGCGGTCACTTTCCCTTTTCTGTTGGGCTTGCTCTAGAGCAATAGCCCGTCCTAGTTGTAGTTTGGAGAATCTTTCTATGTCGCTGTTCTCCATGTTCAACTCTTGCGCCTTTTCAATTAGCCAATCATCCGGCGATTCAATAAAACGCTTGATAGTTTGAATGTCATCTGCACTTAATGACATGTAATTCGAGTTTCGATGTGCCATCAAATAACTATCGTGCAACTTCCTAATGAAATTCTTTTCAGCAGGAGATAGGAATTCCCAATTTTGTAAATAACCTTTATCGGAAAAACCATACCATTCTAACATTTCACTAGTAGACCACTTGGTTCTTTTATCTTCTAGTGATTTTCGATAGTCAGCATACTCTTCTTCTGTAAAAGAGCGACCATTGATTGTCGCTCCTCCGACAAATCTGTAAAAATAGTCTAGGTCGGCTAACAATGACTTGTTAGGATAACCCCTTCCATTTATCTGCGCCCTACGATTATCGGGATGGTTCCATCTCCAAACAATAGAAGCAATACCATCGTCGTTAGCCCTCTTTCGTAATTTAGTACCTTTCCAAGTACTTTTGACATTCAACCGTAAGTCCAATTCTCGTACTGCTGTGAACTTCTCAACAAAATCCTCACCGTGTTTAGACCACCATGCTTCATTCTTCATTCCTTCAATACGAACAGAAATCCATTCTTCAATCATAGCGTCTGTGATAAGTTTCCTATCAATGCCAGTATTCTTTTCAATCTCTTTCAAGATAAGATAGGAGTTGATGTGGTCGGAACCAACAGCCATAGTAAGTCCAGTGATAGTATTACGAATAGCGAAGTGATAAACAATGCTGTGGCCACAAAGACAGTAGCCATAGTCTCTAATCCATTCGGGTATTTCAGCATTATCTTCACCATTCCACCACCAACACTCACCAGTAGCCTCCCATTCTAGTTTAGCATCATCGTAGTTATCAGCCTCGGATAGAAAGGTAAGTTCACGCTTTAGTGCTTGGTCCCATCGGCCATTGCCTAGTTCTCTCTTGAACTTCTTCAGAGCCATTCCTCCGTATCCATTCTCTCGTTTTGACGCTGTTCTAGTAAGAAGCCACTAAGAATCTCATCCATCTTTTCTTGTAGGTTATCAATAATACCTGCAATAATTCGGCGGTTAAGACTAATCCAAATTCTGTGATGTGTGTTCAACACTACCTTCGGTTCATCGTTCTCATTCATGCTAATCACCATAGGCGGCATGTTTTCATCGTCAATCAGTTTAAATTCTACTTGTGTTTTGTTTTCTCTATTTCTTGTGTTCATTTTTATTCCTCCTTATTTTCTCCACATTCTGTGCAGATATATTCATTTATTCTTTCTTCAACTAGTACTGCATCAATACCATATCCATCCATAAAAGAATCAATATAATATCCAGTACATTTCCATTCATGTTCACATTTTTTACTCATTTTTATTCCTCCTTATTTTTGCTTTTTCTTTCATGTGTCTAGTGCCGTCAGCCTCGAAAAAGTAAGTTTTTTTGTAGTAGGTTTCCCATCCATATCCATTAATCACACTTTCTTTGACGCATTGCGCTACTCTTCGGTAAGAGTCGCTTCCGCCCTTTCTAGCGAATTGGCGTACTGTACCTCTATGTCCGTATCTTTCTCTACCTAAAGTTCGGTAGTTGAGTATGATAATGTCATATAATTCAGTCTTGTCATATTCCCTATCTTCTAGGGAATCGAAAGCCAATTCAACACTTTCCTTCATCAAAGGCCAATCTATTCTTCGTATTGCTCCTCTACCCAAATCATTCCTCTCCCTCTAATCGAGGGAATAGGTACTTAGTCCCAACTATCTCTCCCATTTCATCATAATCCGGTACTCCAAAGTTTTCTTCCATGTATTCGATAGCCTCTTCTGTAATTCCGTAGTCAATACCAGCAGGTCCACCAATGTTAAATGTAAAGAGTTCAAAGCCCAAAGCCCTACATTTAATCCTAAGATTAAGCATTCCAGCCCTAACTGAATTCTTCACAGGTAGTGGGTCTAACCCACAATGTCCGTTAGCAATCAAAGCATCTACTAGCATTTGTCTACTTACAGATTGGCTGTTCATTAGTTCGTTTAGCAATATTCGTTGTTCTAATTTATGTATATTCATTTTTATTCCTCATTATTGGGCATCGCACCCTCTCGGTAGTCATTGATAGCACTACTACACTATTTGAATTAGTGGAACAAACAGGATTTGAACCTGTGGTCACTCGGTTATGAGCCGAGAGCATTAACCAAACTATGCTATTGTTCCGTAGGTGTCGGAGGCAGGATTTGAACCTGCGAACCATTTAGGACAGGAGTTTAAGCCCTGCGTGTTTGACCTACTCCACCACTCCGACATTGGCGAGCATAACAGGAGTCGAACCCGTATCACCGGCTTAGAAGGCCAGTATGCTATCCATTACACCATATGCTCTTTTGTCAATATCCATACATTGACGGGGTAACTGTATTGACTGAATTCAGCCGTTACAGTTTCGGTTCCAATTTTTTTAAATTGTTTGTGTCGAGATAGAAGATTACCAATCTTACTACCCCCCGAAGACTCCTTCGGCCAGCGATTTTTATACTCATCTAGTATTTCTGCTGTGTTTTTACTACCATTCTTTAGTATTTTTTCTAATCTTTGGATAGTTCTAATGTTAGCCACTTTGTCACCAACCCTCACATGAGAGGCCAGTTCAAAAGGTATTCGGCGTTACCATGTTGTACGCTATACTCTAACGCTCTAACTGATTCTTCTTCGGAACCGTGTTTTTCTGCAATTAGAGAAGCGACTATCAGTGCAAGTCTTTCCTTGGAAGTCTTTTCCGAAATCACATTAGCCATTTTAATTGCTAGTTCTTCCTTGAGTCTTTCTTCCCACAACAAGCAGTAACAAGGTTCCTTGTAAAGAACATCATGGGTATGACATTCTACAATTCTCTCTCTAGTTCCATTACATTCAGTACATTCACTCATTCGCTCGCCTCCTTCATAGCCAAGTCCATCAATTCGTGTGTGTTTATGTCTTGGCTATCGGGATATTCAGTAAAGCATACGCAACTCATTTCTGTTCTTGAGCGTAGTATTTGCCATGCTCTTCGCAACCGCTTGATTTCTTTCTCTAATTCGACTAGCGATACTCTCCAAGATGCCATCCATTTTTCTGTGTCAGTCATTCTTCTTTCCTCCATTCTTCTAATGTCTTTACTTGCGGATTGTTAGTAGGTACATAGTATTCGATGACTTCAATTCTACCTATCCATCCATCTTCAAGTGCGGCTATGTATTCCTCACACTCTTTCAAAGAACCATGCTGTGTGTATTCCTCATCCATCTCTTCTTCATTTTGTGCGAATACTTGGAAGGTGGGTGCATACTTCTCTAAGTATTGTAGTCGCTTGACTTCCTTATCCAATTCATCCAACGATACTCTCGTTGATGTTATCCATTTGTTTGCGTCACTCATTCTTCTTCATCTCCAAATAGGTCGGCATAGGAACCGTCTTCTTCGTGTGCTTCACGGAGTACGCTTTCATAGTCGCTCATTCCAACTTCGTATGCAATCGGGTCAATTTCCTTCAATAAATAGGAGTAGGGGTAATCTATTCCGGATATATTTGTCTTAGGAAACACTTCGTTTAGCATATCATCGTAGTATTCTTTCATATTTTTTTCATTCATTTTTATTCCTCATTATTGGTTCGGGTATCCATTTAGGATTGTATCTTATATGAATATCTTCCATGCACCCGTAGCATAGTCGAGTTAGTATCTTTTCTTCCATCTCCTCCATATCTAGAGTTTGGAATTCAATTAGCATATTGACAGAAGCACCAAGGCCGCATTTGCCGCACTTTGGTTTTCTTTCAACTCTTTCTTCACTGACAAAGAATGTCTTAATCCAATTTATCATCGGAATCACTCAATTGTCCAGCAAAGAAAGTTTTGTAGGCATCAACTAATACTTTCGTATTGTTGTAGTTGTGCGTAGAAGCATAAACCATCCACTGATGGAATTCATTGATTAATTTAATCAAATATTCGGGGTCGTCGTTCCATCTATCCTTCATACTTCTCGCCTCTTCCACAATGCAACATAGTTGGCAGATTCTCTATGTCCTAAAGTACCGTCTTGTTCGTTAGCCTTGGCATAGTATCTACGCAATAGCGAACTCATAGCATGAACATTCCTAGGCATGTGGTTAGGGTGAATCATACCCTTTACTTCTACGAATAAGTCCTTAGAATACCACTCGCTCTTTTTATCGAAACATTCATCCATAGCAGAAAGAGCGTAAGAATTCTTTCCTTTGAACTTCTTTCTATTTCTTCGGTGTGTAACTGAAGTGTGTCTAGCCATTTCGTACAACTCCTTCTGCGGGTTTAGGTCCAACATAGTAAAGATTATTCTTGGCCCTTGTAATAGCAACATAGCAAATGTTCATCTCTTCACGCATGTTTATTGCCCTTGGATGCGGCATTCTTTCAGTAGCAAGAATATACACATTGTCTGCTTCTAGTCCCTTTGCTTTGTGAACAGTAGAGAGCATAATATCTCCCTTGCCATCTTTGTAAGGGAAGACTCTTTCGATTTCAGCAATTAGTTCTCTCACAGTTTTTGTTCTATAAACGAAAAGACAAATACATTCGTGTCGGTCTTCAAGAGTATTAAGTTGTGCCAACTTCTTTTGCTCCTGTAGTTTAGTTCGCTGACGGACATATTCATCGTCTAATTTTTCAGCAAACATATCGGTAGTCATGTTCATGTCCTTTGTGATTTTCTTCACACTTTGGACAAGCCCTTTCCCTAAGTCACTACCTAGAATGTAGGCAGATTTACCCTTAGAAATCAAGCGGTAGAACGCACTAGCGAGGGGAGCATTGTAGCGACACAGTACCATGTCACCCTTGACCGGCTCAAAGGCCGCATGGGTCACTACTTTGCCTTCCTTGGCATCTTCAATAGCATGGAAATCCTTGACGAAGCGATTGGCTTCTTCTACCACACTAGTTGGACAACGCCATGTTAAAGAAAGTGGATACTTACTTACTGTGCGTCCCAGTTGAAGTAGGCTCTTTTCAAACAAAGACATAGAAGAAGAGTCTGCTCCTCGAAATCCATAGATTGCTTGATTTGGGTCGCCAACAATAACGCATCGAGAGTTTTCATCTAGACACTTTAGTATGAGCATTCGTTGTGCTTGATTGAAGTCTTGTGCCTCATCGACAAAGACAACATCGTATTTCTTCATTGGCATATTTAGCGCAATAGGAAGCCAAATCATATCATCGAAATCAATAGTATGGTATGATTTAATCTTCTGCATAATTACGGGAAGATTCTTCAAAGCCATAACTTCGTCACTGTCTGTTTTGAATTGGATGTGGTATAGGTCTATCAATCCCTTGATTGATTTCCTATCTGTTGCTTCTATAAGACCACCCTTCATCAAACTGATTAGTTTGACCAATGGCTGTGCGTAGTAGTTCTCACCAATGACTTCTCGGATGATGTTTGAACTCTTCCACTTGTCTAACTTACGAAAGCCGATGTTTTCCTTGATTACCTTTAGTCCCATTGAGTGAAAGGTAGCGGCATAAACTGTATCGGGCAATCTCTTACCAAGTTCCTTAGCGATTGAACTGTTGAATGCGAAGAACGCCATGTTACCGGACATTCGATTTGCACCTTCTACAATTGTGAAAGTCTTACCAGTGCCAGCACCGGCTCCAACCATAATGTCGCCATTACCGTTTTGCATTTCATCCCAAATTGCTTCTTGTTGAGCAGTTCCTTGAATCAAGAAACCAACCCCAATTTCTTGTAGACCCATGCTCTAGCCAAATAAATGTCTTCGCTAGTAAAAGGTCGGTTTGAGTAAATCTCCCATTCAAAGTTGACTATGGTTAGAAGGGAATCAGTTTCACGGTTCATTCCTTCGTCAATGATTAGGCTTGCTAGAGTTTTGATATGATTGGTGACTCGCTTCATTCTTCCTCACCCTTTCCAATCATTGTCAATACAATAGAATTAAATTTATTAATTTCTTGATTCCTTTGCTTTTCGAGAAAAACTTCTCTAGTCATACCGAACTCCGTACAACGGCAATTGAAACTATTATTCAAACATACTTTGCACATTATATTCATTCTTCTTCACCTTTCCAGTACCAAGTCTGTTCTCCAAGTTCATCGACTGTCATTCCCAATTGCTCGGCAATGACCTTCATTGGTACACACATGTACCAACCAATGTCTTTACTCATTCCGTTATATCCTTTGTAGTGCTTTCTCATAAATTCAATTATTTTCATTTGTATTCCTCATTTATATTGTGTGTGGCGAGGCCCTTGCGAGTAATGATTGAAGAATCAATCGTTGTCGTTAGGCCCCCTACTCAAGCAGAAGGCCCCGCCGGTTATCTCATCGAGACACCCTTACACCTGTGATTCATTTAAAGGGGTGCGCCACTTAGTCCTATGTGACCTTGTTTATTTTTGAAAATAGTAAAATGAAAGTAGTGTTTTGAAGATAGCATTTCACACATAGCATTCGACCCCCTCAAAATCACCAACAGCATTGGACCCTCTCGAAATCCCATTATTCTAATTCTAATTTTCGTTTCCAAATCGTCATCGCTGTACTGCTCCCAAGTTTCTAACTTTCTAACTTTCTAGCCCTTAGATATTCATAGAGTGTGTGATAGGTAGATTCACACTCTCATAGATAGAATAGATATTAGAATAATTAGAATATTAGAATAATGTATAAAAACAGGGTTTTTAACCCTTTCAGGCCACTTTTCGATTCTAATTCTAGTTGGAATCACGCTGGAAAGTTCAAACTTATCATCTATAGTATATGTAATATAAGGCCAATTGAACTACTCTAGTATCAAATTAATAATTACTTGGATAGTATTATCACTACCTAAAAAATAGGGTTGAGGGGTGTTTTGATTAGGTCGTGTGCTTTGTTAGAGGCCCTATAGCCGAAATGTGGCTGTTATGGTGTCGAGGAGTAGAACACCGACCAAAGGAAGTGAATAACATGCCAAAAACAGAAACAAAAACAGAAACCAAGAAAGCGTGGGACGCATCGGCTGAACTAGCCCGATTCGCTCCACTTGAAGAAGCAATTGAGGCCCAGTCAAACGACTGGACAACCCTATCCGAGCGAGCGCAAGGTCAAATCATAGATGCCCTTGAAGGACTCAAAGACGAATCACAGGAAGACGCCTACCGAAAGGCTGACGCTTCCCACTTGAAGTCATTGCTCAAGCGTTACAAAGCAGAGCAATTGATGGTTCAACGCATGCGCTCAAACGACCCCAACCGCATCCACTACGAAAACGCAGTTCAAGCCGCCGCCATGCATTTCATTGCTACGGGCGAAGGTGGAGAATTGTTCAACCCAGTCCGAAAAACAGAGGGCGGTCCTACCACCCTTAACATGCCCGCCCTTGTTGCCTTTGTCGCCGGTAAGTACATTGCCGAATACAACAAGAACACCGACTACAGCCCAACCGTAGCCGACACCGAGGAGGCCCCTCAAGAATCTTGAGGCCCTCCGGAAGCCGCCGTTCTACTCCTCGGCCCCCCCTGTGGGGGTCGGGGTTTCCACCACAAAAGAACAATTCACAACCATATGGTATTAACTTTGGAGATACCCTTATGAAAATAATGTAGTCGCTAGGGTGTATGACAGAAAAGTACACACCAGCACTACGAGCCACGATTATAACACTGGATGCAATTCTAGAAGCGATTTCAATAAATCCTATTCCTAAACGGATTGAGTTGGATGGGAGTAGTGGGGATGGTGGCCCCGCTACCCCTCCTTCCCATGACAAAGAATGACAAGAATGCCCCCATACGATGTATGGGATTTCCTAGTAGAAGAACTACCACCCAAGAAAAGTTCTACTGCTAACACACTCCCTGCCGACAAGGTTTCTTAAAAAGACCCTAGGGCAGACCTTACAATGGATAGGGGGGAATGGCGCAGACAAGTGAACCAAGGATGAGCGAATCACTGGACAGAGTAGTTGATGAGATAATACTAGTTAAAGCATCAATAAGCCTCGACGCAAATTACACACAGACTTTTGTAACCAAGTCGGCCTTCCCCCCTCACATTCACAAAAAAGACCTGTAGATAGTTGACTCGACTTACTATCTGTTAGAAACCTACTGTAGTTGGGGACTAGAGGTAATAAAGGAGCGTTATGGACGAGATACCATACACGCTCCACCCTTAGGGTTATAGCAAAGTACAACCATATGGTATTAACTTTGGAAAGACCCTAATAAAAATAAGGTGGAGGGTTAGGTGTCGCTCAAGACCTTAATGGAGATGATTATTATGACCAAAGCACAAGAAAACGCACTAAAACTAGAACGGTTATCTGCTCACCTAGCAGTCAACCCTAACCCCGACGCAAAGATACACAACCGATTGATTAACGCAATCGAAGACGCTGTTGATACCGAAGCATCCGACAAAGAACTTACTATGTACTACACTTATGCACGAAAGCAAGCAAAGCGATTTGGCTATGGACAATACCTTTCACAAGGTTCCATTCCTACAGTCCCCCAAGCCCTAATTACTGCTTGGGACTTTATTGACGAAGCCGTATCCTTGCTAGTTCCTACAGAAGCAGACCATCCAATTTACGATGTATTGCGCCGCAAGAAAAACAAAGAAGGTATTATCGCCTACACACCCGAAACCCTACGAAAGACCCTATCTAACCAATCCAAGCGATGGCATAGTGCGGCCTACGACGACGGTTCTTGGGACGGTACTGTTGCCGCTATGATTCAGTACCGAACTGGTACTAATCCACAGGAGGACGCCTGATTAGGCAAAATAAGGTCTTGAGCGGCCCCCTTATGGGGGTCTGCAAAGCATACCATATGGTTGTGACTTTGCTAACAACCCTTATGAAAAACGAGTAGGGGTTAGGTCATGCTAACAGAACAGCAATTTATAGAATTAATGACGGAACTAAAAGAACAGACTAGGGAACTTTTGTTGCTTAGGGAGCGGGTGAATGAAATGCACATTATTATTGCTAGGATGGATTTCAAATGACTACACTAAGAGAATTTACAGACGCACTAAAGTACCTAGGAAGATTAACCCAGTATGAATTCAAGATGCTTTTATTCCCCGACGCTACAGAAGATTATCTTGACCATAAGTGGTCTAATTTTCAAGCATCGTTGGTTTCCTTTTTGTGGTCTTGTTCTTCCGACAAGTTGGACCTAATTACAGGTTGGCTTTTGGCTAACGGATACACAGACATTTTTACTATGGAGGAAGAGGTATGAGCGACATATTAGAACGACCATCCACTACTTACGAGACTACACACCACAGCGTAGGTTTTAGCGACTTCTCCATTCTAGGAAAAGCCTACCCTAACGGTTCCTATACCCAAGCCTCTCCTACTACTGTCTATTTTGAAGTATGCGAAAAGGTTGGTAGTGACACTGTTTCTACTACATGGTTTCTAAGAACATCACTAGTACCAATTTGGGAAGAAGATAACGAATGGAGTGGACGAAAAGAATGGGACGAAAACAACAAGGAGGAAGAACAATGAGACTGATAACAGAAGTGACTACAAGGGCATTTTTTACAGACCGTCCTATGAAGGTAGATAATACAGAAGTTAGGCAAGTTCCTTCGGGGCACTTGATGATAACTGAACTACTACTTCACGGAAACCGAATCGCTTGGAAGCCTACTGGTTGCACTAACAACATTATGATTAGTGCAGGTGGCTGGACTAGCAACACAACAAAGGAACGCCTAAGTGGTATTCTTTGGCGTTCCAATACTAGCGTTAGGCTAGTGCAAAGGAATTGGCTATGGTATTTAGTGAACAACGATACCTTTCGACAATGGGACGGTACACCCATTCATTTGAATGATTTTAGTGCTTGCATGTGAGGGTGAACAAAATGGATGAAGAGTGCGCCATATGTGCAGAAGACTATCACGATAGCGACCAATATATCTGCGATGATTGCTATAACGAACTTGAGGCACTAAGAGCAGACCAATTGGCTTCGAGATACGAGTAAAGACAATACTCCAAGGTGGAGACTATGCCTATAACGAGGTTAGAGGGGGGCTTAACGGCCCCTCTCTTCCGTACAGGGTAGTCAAAGCATACCATATGGTTGTATAACACTATTTTTACACAACCATATGGCTTTGTTTCAAATTTTTTTTATTATTCTAACACTAATACTGCTAATTTAACACTATTAATATTAGAATCCCTGTTAAATAGAGTACTATTCGGCGCACTACTAACAGGCTCGCAGTACTGCGTTTATAGTAGTTGGCATATTACTAAATGTGCAAAGTTTGGCGCATGAAACGGTAGCGAAATTACTATTAGTAGGATACTTCTAGCCGTAGATAGGCAGAAGGGGGTCGGAAACTACCAAGACACTATAGTATTGTGCTAAGGCTTACTTAATTAGTACTGTACTGCGAGGCTATTACTAATGTCTCAAATAGCATTTACAAAAATAGTATTATTCTTATACTGGGAATACATTTACTATTAAAATAATATTTTGCGTAGTCCCGAACAAATTCCGCCAAAAATTTTGAGAATTTTTTTTGGAGAGATTAGCATGACATGGGAAGACATTATAGTGAAAGGGCCGTTCCGTAGTGAGAGCAAGATTAGAAGGCAAATGGATAAGGGCAAACTCAAGATTAAAAACAGAAACATATCCGAAGTAGGTCAGCAGGTAAATAAGATAATTAATGAATTTAGAAATGACCCAGAATTTCAAAGAGTAGGGCAATTCGGTATTAAGTTGGCCAACAATCCAAAAGGCAAGGACGGTCTAATGTTTTATACGGGGTCACTCGGAATGGACAATGATGAATTTTTAGAACTAGCCGTTACTCATTTAAATAAATTAGAATATAAGGCAGAAAAGCAAGGCAATAATGCAATACTTGTTACGAATAAAAACGCCGTACAGAAACAGGAATTGAAAAACGAACAAGCAACTGTACCGCAAGATTACGATGAGAAACTAATTGCCGCTATGATGAAGCGGGGTAGTGAAAGACCTAACTTTGGTTTTATTAATTTTGACAATGCAAGGAAGTTGGCTTCGTTTCAACTTAATGAGCCATTGAATGTGACGACAGAATACCGAAAGGTAGCAATGCACATGAGAGATTTATTGAAAGAAGCATTGGCTGGAACTTACAAGCATCGGGATTTCAATGCTAGTGAGTACCTCAATAATCCCGACTCTTATGTTCGGGATGCTCAAACGCAGTCTAGTTTTCCTGTAGAAAAGATTGCTGAAAGAATCGGCGGAAGATGATTATGACTTGGAAAGATATACTAAAGAACGAGCCTCCGATGCCGGAAGGCTACTATGAAGAACAAGAAAGAAGCAAGAACGAGTCAGAGAGACAGCATCAAGAACTAATGTCCGGTAATTTTTCTCAACGAGAAAACACTCAACAAACTGGTCTTTCCGAAGACCAATTTACTTCGATGGTTCGAGACAGAATAGTTCCAGCAATGAAGAAACTAGGGAATAGCCCTTATCGCTTTACTAGAAATGAAAACCCCGACATATTTTATGCTATACAAGGTGCAATGGGTGATGATGATAAGGGGCTTGTTAGGGCATTCAACAGAATCTATCAACGAGAAGCGAAAATAAGTTTTGAGCCTAATACTGCTATAATTAGATTTAAAGGAAATTTGTGAGTGGATTGATATGACTTGGAAAGATGAATTAAAAAAGACTACCCCAACGGTATATGGACAAAGTAGCAAAGAGGGAGCGAAATTATATCAAGACTTGGTAGAGTCTAGCGCACACGATATAAAACTAATTAAAAGCGTATTGGACAATTACTTAGAATCTTTGATTCTAGCAGAAGTTTTGACTGTTAAAACGCTAGACCGACTACTTAATGAACTGGAAGATAAAGAGGAAAAAATTACTGATTTTATGAAAGAAAGCGGCGGGGGCATGGCACAACAGTTGGAAGTTATGGGTGGCCGTTTCAAGTTTAATCATACTAAAAGGACTGATTGATATGAGTTGGAAAGATGAACTAAGAAAGATACTTGACGAAGACCCCGAAGACATGACTGCTTTTATGAATGTCAGTCCTCGGATGAAGAGAGAGGCTGAAAAGAGAAAGGGGTCTAAAGGTAAAGACGAAGATACCATGAAGGCTTATGAATTATTGAATCAAGTGGCTCAAATTGTAAATAAAAATATGGAAACCGATGCCTTTACTGAAAAATTTGTAGAATCCTTAGATGCTTGCATTAGAGAATTGGGTGATTAACATGACTTGGAAAAACATACTCAAAATAGAGATGGAAGAAGCCCGAAGATTGGGGCGAAAATATGCGTCAAAAGAAATGTTACAAGATGATACTGACAAGATGGTTAGAAGACAAAAAGAGGTGATTCCTCGATTAAAACGAATAATTCATAATATAAAGGTAAGAGGGGGAAATGACAACTTCAGGCCTAATAGTTTAACTCATAATGAACTTATGTCTGTTGATTTTTGGCTAGGGGAGGTTGGGATGAGTCCTCCACAGATTAAAAGTAACATGGGAAAAATAGAAATTATCGAGATTTTAGAAAAATATATCTCCGATATGGAAAAGGCTCATAAAAGGCATGGATATTAAAAACGGTGATTACTATGGAAGCAGAAGTAAAGAGAGTACTGTCCCTCCTAAGAGAAATGGAGAAGACTATGAATTCTGTCAATACTTCCAAACTATCACAAGAAGAAAAGGAAATTGTGGATAGGGAAATTTCCTTATTCAAGAACGCCCTACAAATGATGGGCGGCTCCTTGAAAGTTATCTCTAGGCAGGTTAATATGCCAAACAGCGAATCGTTTTATGCAGAGGTTTGATTATGTCTTGGGAAAATATTCTCAAAAGAGATAAGAATTGGACACCTCATAAGAAGGATGCACCAAGGCGAATGTCACGCCCAACAATAGATACTAGAACTGCCAAAGAAAGAACAACACAGAGAAGTCAAGAAACTGGCGGAGAGGCTGGTGTGGCTAAGAGAAAGGCTACAAGAGAAAATAAAGAGGCAGCAATTAAAGAACTTAAGGCTCTAGAATCTCTTGTTGATGAAGCACAGTGGAGACTACAGCGAAAGGATGATGCTGAACAAATTAAGGAGCAGTATCCTGAAGCCGCTCAAGAGATGATGGAAAACTATGAAGGAGTGACAGAAGAGATGGAAAATGAAATGTCTTCTATTATTTTGAGAATTGATAAGTACTTGGACAAGGTAAATTATGTTCCCGCCATTAACGAAATTGATAGAGAAATACAACCTCTAAGTAGGGCTAGACAATATGTTGATACTGGCCTTTCTAAAAGAAACCGAGATAAATTTCCTATGTTAAGAAAATCTATTTTGAAATTCTTCGGGCCTAGACAATTCTTAGAACACTTCCAAGAAAAACTAGGAGGGGAGATTTACTCTAGTCATATATCTAGCCGAGCAAAGGGCAATCCGGAATTGAAGTTAGATTATGGTAAAGATTTTTTGAAAGTTAAATCACATAGGGGACAATTTCATATCAGCAAAAAAGATGCGGTTATTGCATCTAGCCCCTCCCTCAAAGAATTGGTCCCAATCATTGAAAGAAATTTGGGGTTGTAGTCATGTCTTGGAAGGATACTCTAACTCACGATGGACTTCGTACTACCATAGTAAAGGCAGTCGCTGACATTTTAGAAAATGTAGATGAAATTTCTTTTGGTGGCATAAAGTCTTCATTATCACAAAGAGGTATTGGTAGATTCAAAGATGCTAATTTGAGGAGATTTTTAAACAGTGCTGATTGGATAAGTAAGAAGCAACCTTACTTATCCCCTACTTATTTTTATTCACTGAGGAAGGATTGAAATGTGGCAAGATATTCTCAAGGAAGTCAAGGTTCTAAACGAATCTACAGTTTCGGAGAATATGCCAAATTTTAGAACTGCTAGTGATAAGGGCTACCCAACTAAGGTAAGTCCACTAAACCTAGTTAGCGAAGTAAATGATGAGGGCGAAGTTTTGGGCTTTACTTCCTATAAGGACATGGGAACATTCTTTTTCGTAGGCAATGGCTACATTAGACCCGACCATACAGGAGAGGGAATTTTTGGAAAATTATTACAAGAGAGGAATAAGCATACTAGAGGCAAGCCTAGAATTACATTATTGAATCCACTAGATGAAAAGTCTAGGGAGAAGGTAGAAAGAATGGCGGCTAGGGTAGGAGATAAGGTGACTTCTTATTCTCAAGTACAGGATATAATGAATAAAGACATGTATGTTGAACTTAGTAAATTACCCATGTATCGGTATCCGGTGATTTAAGATGGGTTGGAAAGATATACTAAAAGAATATAATCCTAAAGAAATGGATGCTAAGAGAGCAAAAATTCAAAGGAATAATGCTTACTTAAGAAGGGAAGAAAGGCGTAAAGAAGAAGAAAACAGACAAAGAGAATGGGAACGAAAACATGGGGAATCCGGCAACCGAGAAGAAACATGGGCCATGAGTGAATTTGTTGCTGGAAGAAGAGACAGTCCTAATTTTAAAGACACCAAGGTTAGTCCTCCCAAGCGTAGAAAGAAGCCAAAGAAAGGAAGGCTACCTCCTAAGCCACAAAGAGGCCGAAAGAAGGAACAGAATTCTAAGGGAGATGTTAATAGTGAAAACCTTGAGAGAATGGCAGGGGCCGTGACTACTACTGCTCCAGCACATGCTAAATTATTCAAACCCGCATACCGAACTAGAAAGAAAAGGAAGGATGAGTAATGCCTAAAGATGTGAATAAGAATACTGCCAGCATCGGTGACGCTGTTATTGAAACAGTTGGTGGAGTTATCAAATTCAAGAAAGATTTTGAGGCTTGGGAGAAAAAATGCAGAGGTGCAAATTCCGGCATGAAGAAAGGCTCTTTATTGCTTGCAGTTGAAAACCATGCCACCAGTCCTAGAAGGGGTTCTCCTAATGATGGAAATTCCGGCGCACATACCATGCTTAGAAGAATTAGGAAGATGTTAGTTGACAGGGCTAACGGAATTTTCTTTGAAGAGGATGCTGAAACCCTAGAAGCAATTGTCAATGACCTTGAAGGGTTGAAAGACGATGCTAGTTTGAATCCTCAAAATATCGTATTCTCAATTCCTAAGAAGTATAACCGACAGACAGGGGCTTATGCTAGAGGTGTAGAGATGGAAAAGGTCTACGGACACTACCTTTCTACTTTCTACGCTAAGAAGCATGGTACTGCCGATAGACAAAAAGATGGGTGGGTTAGCGATAAAGAAAACACCGCTACTCCTCCAATTTATCAAGCCCTTTATGGCGGAAATTTAGTTCCTGTTGGATTGGTTGATGTTTTGAATAAAGCAATTGAAGACATTGACGACCAAAACTACATTGCTACGATTACAACTTCCAAACCCGCCGCTACTCTCCAAACCATTCCCGATTTTAGAAAGAGATTGGGTCGTGCTATTTCTACTGCAAGAACGGAAGAAGGAGTAAGTACAGGTAGAGTTATGAGGTTAATGTCCGGTAAATCATTCAAGGTTCCACCTACAGGTAAGGCACAAAAGATGCTATCTAGATACATGAAAGTTCCCGACTTAGGAGGGACCATTACTGAATTCACAATCGAGTTGACTCCGGCTAAGACTCGTAAATTGATTAAAGATTACATGAAGTCGAACATGAGTGTAAAGGTTAGTCCGGTTATTAAAAGTTGGAAGGAAGTGTTGCTATGACACGGTGTAATACATTAGATGCTTGGTTTGATGAACAATCAAAGAAGATTGATAAAACGGAGAAAGAGACAAAGAAAGAGTTTGTCACTGGAAATAAGATTAAGGAAGTGAAGAAATGACTTGGGAAAACATACTAAAAGAAATGACTCTAGATGAAATAGAGGAAATAGTTGGAAAGACGGGAAGTTTAGACGAACTGATTAAAATGATTGAAAAGAAGTTCGCAGTGAAGACTAAGATGATTTACGATTCTTCCTCTCGTCCTATCGTTG